TCAGCAATTATGTTTAGATTGCGTTGAACAAAATGGTTTTTTCTGTGGAGATGATCCTGCAAACTGGACTCAATATGCTCCTAATGGTTGTGTGCCTAATGGAGCTGGTGGTTTGTTTTATTTAAACGATGGTTGGGATGATTGTGTAGATGGGAGTGATGAGCAGGATGCTGTTCCTACCTTACCTGAAGCATGCGGACCACCACCACAAGATTGTGACACAGTATATGTAGATGTTATACAATATGAAACTATATTTGATACTATTGTTCAAATAGAATATATTACTGTAATTGATACAATTATAGAATATGTTCCAGAATATATTGTAGAATATATAGATTGTGTTACGAATGAACCTTGTGGTAATAGTCAAATTATAGAAATAATGAAAGGATCATTTGGATCTGATATTATGTATAATTTAAATGGGCAGGTTATAAGAAAACCAGAAGGAATATACATTCAAAACGGAGAGATAAAAAGAAAGTTTTAATGAAATATGTTTATAGAAATATAGATAGTCCTAATCAAGCTATAATAAAAGGGGGAGGTAAAATATCACAACTAATGTTAACTCCTTTACAAACTGAAACTAAAATAAATATTTTATTATATAAGCAAGGAGAGGAAATATTTATATTGAAAAATACAGAATTGTTTGAAGGATCTACATTAGATGTGTTTGAAAATACATTTAGTTATGATCCTTCTTACCAATTTGCAGTAAAAGTATTATCAGGATCTGTAAGCATGTTATTAACCTTAAGTTAATGAGTAAAAAAGAATTATCGGAAGACAGCAAATTTCAAATAAGTGTTAAAACATTAGTTAGTATAGTAGTAGCAGTAGTTACGGTTGTGTCTGCTTATTTTGGTTTAATGAGTAGTATAAATTCTAAGTTTTCAGAACTAGAAGGTAAAGTAGAAAAAGCCTTACAACTACCAAAACCTGGAACAGGAACATACACAATAGATATGGGAGATCCCGCAGCTACTAATACATGGCCACCTACGCGTATGGAGTTTAACATGAAAGATCAAATGGCTCGTAATCAAATTGATGCTTTAGTAAAAGAAGTAGACGAGTTAAAAGAAGAAATAAAAATCTTAAGAAATAAATAAATGAAAAAATTATATTGGATAATATTGTTAATATGTAATATTTGCATAGGACAAGAGGTTATTAATAAGAATAATTTTAATGATAAAATAGCTAAAGATATTGTAGTAATAGAGTTTTGGGCTTCATGGAATGCGCAAAACGAATTTAAAGACTTATCAAAATTAAAAGAATGTAATAAATACAGAGTAGATATAACAGCTGATATGGATCTACAAATGAAATACAAAGTAGAAGCTATACCTACTGTTATTATTTTTGATAATGGAAAAGAAAAAGAAAGGTTTTTACCTAATATAATGTTTCAATTAGATGTAGATAAAAAAGTATTACAAAATTCTGTAGATACATTACTGTTAAATAAATTTCAATAATATGTATACTTATAAAGCAAAGTTAGATAGAGTAGTAGACGGTGATACTATCGATGTTAATATAGATCTTGGATTTGATATTAGCGTTCACAAAAGAGTACGGTTAGCTGGCATTAATGCGCCAGAATCTAGAACAAGAGATTTAGAAGAAAAGAAAAAAGGTTTAGCTTCAAAAGCTAGATTAATAGAACTATTAGATAAAGGGAATCTTGTTGTAGAGAGTAAAGAGTTGGGTAAATATGGTAGGGTAATAGGTACTTTGCATATATATCCGGATAACTTAGACTTACCTATTAATGTTAATGAAACATTAGTAAGTGAGGGCTATGCTGTCAAGTATGATGGTGGAAAACGTGTTTAATTTAAAATAAAATTATGATGAAAATCTTTAAAGATTCCAATGATTGGAATGAAAAAGCAATAATAGGTTTTATAGCTTTTGTAATAATGTGTTTAGTTATGATGTTAGATCTAATAACAGGATGGGCTGGTTATGATTTAGTAATTAACGAATTCGTATATGATTCATTTGTATGGGTAGTTCTGGGCTGCTTTGGTATAAGTGGAGTAGAAAAATTTGCTAAAAAATAATGAATCATTTTAGATTACAACCTTCATTTGTAAATACTAGAGAATTTTCTTGCGAAGCTAGAAGTTTTTTAAGGAATGGGTATTATACTAATTCTCCTCCTGGGACTTATGCTTATAAAGAATATTGGGACGAACAAACCAGAAGATGTTTAGAAGGTTTTGAAGTAGGAGGGGTTAGAATTACTGGCCCCCACTACTTCTATCTAAATTTTACACAAATTAAAGCCACAGTAAAACAGGGTAAGTTAGAAAGAAAAGTACTTACATTTCCGAGCTTTTTAGATATGGATTATTATTACTTTGACGAATGTGAATTAGCACGTGAAAATGGTCAAGGAATGATAGTAGCAAAAGCTAGACGTAAAGGTTTTTCCTACAAAAATGGTGCCTTATGTGTTCATCAATATAATTTTTTTAGAGATTCTACAAGTATTATTGGTGCATATTTAAATGAATATGGTAATGCTACTATGGCGATGGCTTTAGAAATGATTAACTTTATTAATAAACATACTGCATGGGCTAAACGTAGAAATCCAGATCGTAGAGATTTTGTAAAAGCAAGATTTAAAGAAGTAAAAGATGGAAAAGAAGTGTGGAATGGATATAATAGTGAGATTTTTACATTAACATTTAAAGATAACTTCTCAGCTGCTATTGGTAAAACAGCCGATCTTATGCTATGGGAAGAAGCCGGTAAGTTTCCTAATTTAATAAATGCTTATATGATTACAGCACCTGTATTTAGAGATGGTAATGTAATGATTGGTATGCCACTAATATTTGGAACAGGAGGTGATATGGAAGGAGGTTCCAATGATTTTGCTGAGATGTTTTATAATCCAGATAAATACTGGTTAAGACCTTTTGAAAATATATGGGATGAGGGTGGATTTGGAACTAGTTGTGGTTTTTTCATAGATGATATGTGGTATAAGCCTGGAAAAGTAACATTAGAAAATGGTGATGTTGTCAGTATGGTAGATGATCAGGGTAATTCTAATAGAGATGCTGCAGAAGAGTTTTTAGACCAAGAAAGAAAGATTATAAAAACTACAGATTCTAGAACTACTTGGGAAAAGTATATTACACAATCTCCTAAAACACCTAGAGAAGCTTTCCTAAAAAGTTCAGGAAATATATTCCCTACTATTGAATTAAATGCATGGTTAGGTGAACTTGAAGTTAGTAAGCTTGCACAAGATATGGCAATGATCGGTGATTTATGGTGGGATAAAGATAAAGTAAAATGGATGCCAAATGATAATTTAAATCCTATAAAAAAGTTTCCTATTAAAAATACAGATGATAGAACTGGTTGTGTTGTAATATGGGAGCATCCATATAAGGATGAATCGGGTAATATTCCTTATGGATTATATATAGCTGGAACTGACCCTTATGATCAAGATGATTCAACTACTAGTTCTTTAGGTAGTACTTTTATTTATAAAACTTTTCAAAAATTTGATAATACTTTTAATATTCCAGTAGCTGAATATACAGGTAGACCTGATACAGCTAAAGAATATTATGAAACAGTAAGAAAATTGCTTACTTATTATAATGCTCAAACATTATATGAGAACAATTTAAAAGGATTAAAGATTTACTTTGAGCAAAAGAAATCTTTACACTTATTAAAAGAACAACCAAATATATTAAAAGATATTGTTAATAGAACTACAGTAAGTAGAGGATATGGTGTACATATGAGTGATCCTATTAAAGTACAATGCGAGTTATATTTAAGAGATTGGTTGTTAGAAAAAAGAGCTGATGGTCAAGGAGGAGATCAACTTAATCTTCATACTATTTATTCTATTCCATTAATACAAGAATTAATAGCATATGATCATAAAGATGGTAACTTTGATAGGGCTATAGCATTCATGTTATGTATACTTCATAGTCATGAAAATTATAATGTAGATTTAGAAGCTAAGTTTGATTTTAATATGGGAGATAAGTTTTGGAGTTCTTCTTTATTTAAAAAGAAGAAAAAATTCTTCTAAATATTTGGAAATTAAATTAAAATGAATATTTTTGTAAGTTAGAAATAGACTATAATGGAAGGAATAAACAATGACTATATATTAGAGGACTTACCTCAACAGAAATTACCTAGAAAAAGAAAAGGTAAAAAGTGGGGTAAATCCTGTATTGATGAATTAGAAAAAGTTACATATAGTGATGCTACTTATAATGGTAGATCTTCTAGATACAGAAAACAAATTAATTATGATTTATATAATGGTGTATTAGATCAAAAAGATTTTGAATATGTAGTTAATCCTTATGGTCATTCTGCAGATGAGTTTCCTGCAAACTTACAACATTACGATATTATTTCTCCTAAATTACAATTATTAATGGGAGAAGAAATAAAAAGACCTTTTAACTTTAGAGTAGTATCTCATGATCCTGCTTCTATTTCTCAGATTGAAGAAACTAGGAAAAAAATGTTAATGGAATTTTTATATTCTGTAGTCGTTCCACCAGAAGTAAGAATGCAACAAGAGCAACAAATGCAAGAACAAGCAGCTGCTCAGGAAGCAGGACAAACTATGTCTCCAGAAGAACAACAAATGCAACAACCACAAACTCCTGCACAAATAGAAAAATATATAAGCTATGAGTATCAGGATGTAAGAGAAAAGCAAGGACAAAATATATTAGAATATCTAGTAAGAGAAGAAAATATACAAAACAAATTTAATCAAGGATTTAAAGATGCGTTAATTGCAGGCGAAGAAATCTATTGGGTAGGTGAAGTTTCAGGAGAACCTGTAGTAAGATTATGTAATCCATTAGATATTCGTGTTATTTTAGATCCAGATTCTCCATGGATTGAAGATGCTCAATCAATAGTTGAAGAAAGATGGTTAACATTATCTACTGTAATAGATGAATTTCATGATGTATTAACACCAAAAGATATAGATGCATTAGAAAAAGGGTGGGGTAGAACAGATAGTTATATGGATAGTGGAGGAGTGAATTATCCTTATTCTGAATTCAATATAATTAATTATGATGCTAGAGGAACTTTTGATCCTAATCATATCAGACAATATAGACGTGATGGTATGATAAGAGTTATTCAATGCGAATGGAAATCTATGAGAAAAGTAGGTTTTATTAAAATGATGGATGAGAATGGATTTGAACAACAAGATATTGTAGATGAAATTTTTGAAGTTCCAGAATACGCAGAAAAAGATAAAGAAACTGGAGAATGGGTATTTGATGGTGTTTCTTTAAAGTGGGAGTGGATTAGTGAATATTGGGAAGGTACTAAAATAGCAGAAGATATATATGTTAATATTAGACCTAAAGAAAATCAAAGAAGAGATATGGATAATAATAGTGTAGTTAAATCCGGTTATGTAGGATATATCTATAACGAAAGAAATTCAGAATCTATTTCATTAATAGATAGAATGAAACCATATCAATATTTGTATAATATTATATATTATAGAACTGAATTAGCTTTAGCTAAATCAAAAGGAAGAGTTGCATTAATGGATATTTCTCAAATACCGTCATCTGAAGGATGGGATGTTTCTAAATGGATGTACTATTTAGAAGCTGTAGGTGTTATGTTTATTAACTCCAGAGAGGAAGGTAATAGATCTCAACAAGCAGCCCCGTTTAATCAATTCCAATCCATTGATCTTTCTATGGGTAATTATATAAATACTCATGTTCAGCTATTAGATCAGATTAAAACCGAAGTGGGCGAACTCTCTGGAGTTTCTAGACAAAGACAAGGACAGGTTCAAACTTCAGAACTTGTAGGAAATACTGAAAGAGCAGTAACACAATCATCACATATTACTGAATATTGGTTCTATAATCATAGTGAGGTAAAAAGAAAAGTATTACAAGCTCTTATAGATGTAGCTAAAATGGCATGGCGTAATGGAAAAAAGATTCAGTACATTATGGATGATATGAGTAAAGTATTTATGAATATAGAAGGAGATGATTTTTCTTCTACTAACTATGGGGTATTTGTTTCTAATTCTTCTAAAGATGATAGAACAATAGATCAACTTAGAAATCTTGCTCAATCAGCATTACAATCAGGAGTTACTTCTTTTGCAGATGTTGCAGATATTATACAAGACGAATCTATTACTTCTATACAAAGAAAGTTAAGAGATGCTCAAGCAAAAATAGAACAAAAAGCTCAAGAAGGTCAACAAGCTGAACAACAAAATCAACAGCAAATAGCTCAAATGCAAAAAGAAACAGAGGAAATGAAACAGGCTAGAGAAGATGCAAGAGCTCAATTAGATGCTAATACTAAAATAAAAGTTGCAGAAATTAATGCTGAAGCTAGATTAGCAGATAAAGATGATAATAATGATGGATATCTAGATAATAAAAATAATGAAGTAAAGTTAGAATTTGATAGGGCAAAAGAACAGGCTAAGTTAGATATGCAAAGAGAAAAGAATCAACAAGATCTTGGTTTAAAACAACAAGAACTTGAAGAAAAGAAAAGAGCTAATTTAGAAAATGAAAAAATAAAGAGAGCTGCTGCAAATAAAAAACCATCAACTCCTAGTAAATAATGAGCTTATATGAAAATATAAATAAAAGAAAAAAAGCAGGTACAAGTAGATCTAAAGCAAACTCTACTATAAGTGATAAAAACTATAGAGATATGCAAAGAGGTTTTAAAATGTATGGTGGTTTAAATAAATCATTTGATAAAAACTTTAAACGATCAGAAAAACCAAAAGTAGTTAAGAAAAAATTTGGCGGAGGAGTACCAGATGCATATGGTACATTAGCAAAAATGGAACAAGCCGAAAAACTTAATAAGACATTTAAAAAATTACCTACAGCAGAATATGGTTTAAAAAAAGATAAATGGAATGAAGTTGAAGATAATCCTTATTCAGAATCAAATCCTCGTACTAGAAAAGCTCAACATCAATTAAATACTTTTATTGTTGAATATGTTATTCCTGAATATGGAGGTACTGTAGAAGGATGGAAACAAATATTAAATGAAATTGCATTTCATGAGAGTGGTAAAAAACAAAGATTTGATTCAGATGCTACACAAGTAGGAGGTGGTCCTGGAAGAAGTTTTGCTCAAATAGAAGAAAATTCAGCTAAAACAAATCTTAAAAAATTATTTAGTTCTGCTAAAGATAGTAAGACTGGTGAACATTATCATAGATATGTTCAGTATTATGATAATTATGTAAAAGATAAGAATAATAAATTTAAATTTTCAGATGGAGATACTATAACTTATTCTCCTTTTCCTGAATTAGAAAAAAAATATCTTAGTCAAGTAGATGTAAAAACAGATGATCAAGGAAATATGACAGGATGGAAAGGAGATCAACAACCTTTTGATGTAAGAGGTCTTAGCGATCAGTCTATTGGTATTTTAATGTTAATGGAATTAATGGGTCAATATGAAAAGCAAACAGATCCTAAATTAAAATTAGCAGAATATTTCGAAGGAGATAAACTTGCTCATCCTAGAAAAAGAGCAGAATTGTGGGGTACTTATTATAATACAGATAAGAGTTTATTTAAGAATCATCAATTTCTAACGAATATATCTAAATTTGATGATTATGATGATAATGAAGGTATAATAACAAAATGGTCTTGGCCTGATGGTTACGGGGGAAAACCTGATAAAAATAAACCAGTAAGAAATTATAAACCTTTTTATAGCCATCAAGCAGATTTTGTTAATATAGATGCAATTACACATAATTTAAAAAAATCATTTGATTTATGGTATGGTGAAAAAGATATACAAAATAAAACTTTTGAAGAGCTTATTCACCCTAATCCTATACTTGCTCATCCTAAAGATAAGATGAATGTAGATCTAAATATTAGAGAACTTAATATGCCTTTACCTCCTAATACAGAACCTAATTTAAAAAAATATGGAGGTGATAATAGTGATGATGTTCAGAAAAAACATATTTTTAATTTTGTAAATAAGTATAATAGACAAAGAGAAAAACTAGGAAAAGAAAGACAGGCTATATTAGATGGTTTACCTGAAGAAACTATGGGATCTGTAAACTCACGCCAAGAATTATTAGATAAATGGCAACAAGAAGATACAGTAAGAGGAGTTCCTAATTTTTTAGCGGGAAAAGGAAATAAAATAAAGAGACTTTTAAAAAAAGCTTGGAATATATATTGGAGTAAGGAAGCATGGGGACTTAGTGGAATGTTAAAAGCACCAGCATTGTATGCTGCTTTTAAAGCTTCTAAGCCTATGAGTACTGAAACAAAAAAGAAACTGAATTTGGATTTTAAACCATATGAACCTAAAATATAGAAACCGCTATAATAAACAAGAAAAAATTAACTAATAATAATAATAACTATTGGAATTATAAAATTTAATTCTATTTTTGTAAAATTGATAAATAATATTTAATTATGACTGATAATAAAGAACTAAATCCTTTTGAGGGATTTAAAGCGTTAGAAGGAGATACGATGCCTCCTTCTGATTTAGAAATAAAAGATGTGGCAGATGTTGATACGATGGGGGAAGATACTGGTATAGTAGATAAAACAAAAGAAGAAGATACTGTTGAAGAAACACCTGCTAAAGAAAAAAAAGATGAACTTTCTGTAGATAATTTAGAAATTGAATATAGAGATACAGTTGAAGAAGACGATGAAGAGGTTACAGAGTCTGAACCAAAAGAAGAGGCTGAAGCAACAAAAACAGAAGAAGAAGAAGAGGAATTATCACAAATAGGAATTCTTGCTAATCATTTAAAAGAAGAAGGAGTTATTGATTTTGAAGATGAAGAATTTGAAGACTCAGAAGAAGGATTAGCAAATGTTGTAAAAAAACAAATAGAAAAAGGGGTAGCAGAATATAAAGAAAATTTAGATCCTGTTGCACAACAGTTTTTAGATTATATTGAAGATGGAGGAGATCCTCAACACTTTACTAAGGCGTATGCTACTGTTGATTTTTCAAGAATCGATAATACTAACTTAAAAGGAAAGAGTGAACTTCAAAAACAGATAGTTGCAGAACTTATGAGACGTGAGGGATATAACAGAGAAGAGATAGTGGAAGAAATCCAAGATCTTTTAAATGGTAATGTTTTAGCAGGAAGAGCTAATCGTTCTTTGAGAAAATTACAGAATATACAAAAGAAAGAACGAGCAGAATTACTTAAGTCTCAAAAAGATAAGGCTGCAGAATCAAAAATAAAACAAGAAACTTTTTTAACAGAGTTAAGAGAGAATATAGATGGGAAAGAAGAAATTGCTGGCTTTCCTATAAGTAAGAAGCAAAAAAAGGCTTTTTATGATTATATAACTAAACCAGATAGAAAGACAGGTAAAACAAAACTGGTTATGGATTCAGAAGCGGATAAAGATTCGCAACTGAAAATGGCTTGGTTATATTTTAACAACTTTAATTTTGACAAAGTTGAAAAGAAGGCACGAACTAAAGCTACATCAAATCTACGAGCTAACCTAGAACGAGCTTCTGGGGTGTCTAGAAAAAAGCTGAAAAGCAAATCTAGAACAAAAGTAACTGGAGATGATCTAAACTTTAGTTTGTTCTCTAAGGCAATGAAATTATAATAATAATGTTTAATTTAATAAAAATTTTAAGTGAATGGCTATAAATGGATTACAACTATACAGAACCAAATGGCATTCTGGGTTGACTCAGCAAAATCACTTATCATCTGCATATTTGACAGAGCCAGAGGTTATGAGTACATTAGTTACTCGTATCTTTGGAATGCAAGGATCTAATCCTATCCAATACCTAACTTCAGGTATGGGACGTTCTAAAGAGATTGGCAACAGAGAGTATGACTGGCATTTACAAGGTGATGATGAGAAAGCTGTTGCGATCGCAGGAAACTTCGGTGAGTATGGAGCAAACAGAACTAATTTCCGAGTTAAGTTTAAGGAAAAATGGTTCGCAAATCAAGAAGTATTAGTTCTTGATGACAGAGATTATCGAGTTAGAGTAATGGAAGATCCCTATTTTGATGGGAATGCTTGGGTGTATACTTTACGCCAAGTAGGTACAGCTACTGCAGCTATACCAGCAGCATTACTTGAAGCTGGAAAAGAGATGTCGAAAGAATATACTACAGTACCTGAATTCTCTACTGGAGGTAACACTACTTTTAGTGCACCTTTCAAAATGAGAAATCATTTAAGTACATTGAGAAAATCATATACAGTAACAAGAAGCGCTGCTACAGATGCTCTTGTTATTCAGTTGGCTGACCCAAATAACCCAGGGAAAAAATCAACAGTATGGACTCGATATGCTGAGTGGGAAGCAATGGCACAGTGGTATAGAGAAATAGAAAGATCATATTGGTACTCAACATTCTCATCTGACTCTAATGGAGTTACTGACATGATGGGTAACAATGGACTTCCAGTTTATGAAGGTGCTGGTATTAGAGAGCAAATCGCTCCAGCTAATATTAGAAATTATACTACATTAACTGAGAATATTATCCGTGATTTCTTAATTGATCTATCTTATAATGTAATGCCTGAATCATCTAGAGAGTTTGTTGCATTTACTGGTGAGTATGGATTTGCTGAGTTTGACAAAGCTATGAAAACAGCTGCGTCTAATTGGACTTTAGTAGATTCTAAATTTGTTACTGGTAGTGGACAAAACCTTGCATTAGGTGGACAGTTTAAAACATACATGGGATTAAATGGTACAAAGATTACTCTTAAGCATTTACCTTTATATGATAACACTGTTATGAACAGACAATTACATGCAGAGACAGGTAGACCTCTTGAGTCGTACAGATTTACATTCTTAGACTTTGGTATGGCAGGTGGAGAATCAAACATCCAATCTGTACATAAAAAAGGTTCTAAGGATATTATGTGGCATACTGCTGGTTCTATTGACCCGTTTGGTAATACAGCTAAATCAGTAAACACTATGCGTTCTGATAACCTTGATGGTTATTCAGTGCATATGTTATCTGAATGTGGTGTAATGATCAAAAACCCAATGGCTTGTGGTGAGTTAATTTGTACTAACGCGGCTGCTAATTAATAAATGTTTAATTTAAAGTAAAGAGTATGTTAAATAGTACTGTAATAGTGAAAGCTTTAAAACAACATGCTTGGTCAGGATTTCATAGATTTCCTAAATGTAAAGACACGGTCATAGCTACTTACGGAAGGGGTGGCTATGATACCGGTCTTACAGAATCGGAAGAAAGAGATCTTGAAAAAGTTATGAATTTAGAAGCTGGAACTTTAAATCGGTTTTCAGAATATTGGCAAAATTATGCTGTTATATTAACTGATAAAGAAAAAATTTTAAAACTAGATCGTCCTAGAGATTTTTTAGATTATAAAATTTTGAGTAGAAGTGAAAAAGTAGCGAATTCTGTAAATGAAACTGATAATTGGCCCAAAGCAACATATGTATTATATGATGCTGAGGAAGATGCCAAAAAAGATAATTTAAAAGTTAAGGAAAAAAGGAAAGCTTATAAGCAATTTAATTCGATGACAATTAGTGAAATGAAAAATGTATTAAAGATTATGGGTAAGAAAGCAGATAATGCTTCTGACGAATTAGTTGAAAATACATTGGCAGAAATTGTTGAACAAAAAGCATCAGAATTTAATGAAACTTTAGCTCTTCCAGATTTCAAAACTAGGGTTTTAATTGAGGATTTAGTTAATAATAACGTTCTTAGAATTAGAGGTGGGCATTATATGCTTGGTGATAGTGCTGTAGGACATGATTTAGAAGCTACAATTCTTTATGTAAAAGATCCTAAAAATCAGGATATTGTGTTATCCATGAAGGCGAGACTGCAAGGAACTACGAGCAGTGTGAAAACAGTTAAGGAAGTTGAAACCAAAATGCCAAAGAAGGCCAAAAAAGTTGATAGTGAATGACTGTAGCGGAAATGCACATACAATTCAAAGTGGGGTTAGATAAGACAGACAGTCTTAACTACCCTAACTTTGAGCCTGAAGAAATTGATCTTTGGCTTAATAAAGCTCAAGATAAATTTATAAAAACACGATATTCACACGATGTTAAAAGAGAAACTTTTGAGGAGACTCAAAAAAGAACTGATGATTTACGTGAAGTCGTGCAGGAAGTTACATTAATTCCTGCTGTCACACAAACTCCGGTAAAGCCTAATGGAGTATTATTTACTTTACCTGATGGAACGTTTGGCGGATTTCCTACATACTGGTTTGCAATTAATGAAGAATGTGAAATTGAATTTACAAATTGTTCAGATAATCCAGTATCTAGAAGAAAAAGAGTAAAACCCATTCAGCACGATGATTATAATAAAATCATTGGGGATCCATTTAATAAGCCTGATAAAAATAAAATTGTCAGACTTATGCATGGAGGAAGTGCTGAGTTAATTAGTGATGGTACCTATGATATACTTAGGTACATTTTGAGATATATAAAAAGACCAGAGCAGATCAATCTAGCTAACAATAATGATTGCGAATTAGCTGATCATACTCATAGTGAAATTGTAACTCTTGCAGTTGGAATGGCATTAGAGAATACAGCTAACCCTAGGTTCCAAACTCATATGGTTGAAAGTATAGCTCAAGAATAAATAATGTTTAATTTTTAAAATACTTTATAATGAGACACGAGAATTATAAAATTTTAGTCGGTAAAAATATTGCAGGAGGTGCTGCAAACATTGCCGGTTTAGCGATAGGAGAAATCGCAGCAGTAAAACCAGATATGACTTTTTTAGCAGCTGGTGAAACTATTGCTGATGCTCCTTATATATATTTAGTACAAGGTATTGATGGAGCTGGAAAAGTAAGATGGTCTTCAAAAATACAAGGTGCTAATGTTCACAAGTATACTGGTAGCCAACAAGCAGCCGCTGTACAACAAATAACAACCGTTGGTTATAATGGAGCTTCAGGTTCTATTTTAGTTAACAATTCAAGCGAGTATGAACTAAGTATTATATTTACTTTTGATAAAGTTCAAGGATCGGAAAGACAATATGTTAGAAGATTCCACTATACTACAGACGCTACTGCTTCAGAAGCAGAAATAGCTACTAACTTTAAATCACAAATCGATGCAGATTCTATTTGTAAAGATTTATTAGCTGCAGTAACTATTGATTCTTCTGGTGCAAATAGAGGTATGAGAATAGAAGGAAAAGCTCAAACATATAATGTTATTGATGGTTATGAACATGTTACATTTAAAGTTGTTCTTAGTGGGGGATTCATTGATGGTGGATCTACATTACTTACATCTGATGGGACTGGTAACTCTCAATTAGCAAGTTTTGGTGTAGGTACATATGAGCATGTGTCTGATCTTGAAAGAGCACAAATTGGAATGGAGGGTATTAATAATTTAATGAAATTCCCAGTACCATCTTATCCAGTATTTGCTGATTCATCGGCAACATACGATATGTATAGTATAATTTATGATGATGTACACGCTTCTGCTAATCTTAATAAAGATATAGCTAGTCCAGAAATGACTATTGTAGCTATGGCTACAGGAGGTGCAGGACAGCAGGCACTTTTAGAAAATGTTTTAAACCCATGGTTTAATTCATGTCCTGGAAGTTTCCCAGCTGTAGTACTTTAATTGATTGTTTAACTTAATAAAATTTTAATATAATGGCAGCTCCAACAATAAAAAGCAAAGGAATAAACAGAGAAGTTCAATGTGCTACAGCTAATTTCGTATTTGATTCGACAGCAGCAGGAGACTATGATAGTACTGTAATTATTCCACCAAAAGCAACGATAGTAGGTGTTTATATGATGGCTAATGTGGCATTAACAAACGGTACTAATATTATTGCAAATATAGGACCAGCGGGAGGAACTCACGTTGATCTTACACCGGCAGTAGTACTTGCTGACTTAAATGCAAATAATAAGCAGGATAGTTCAGCAGTAGTTACTCCATTAGCATTAGATGCAGTTCAGGGTGGTGTTATCTCTATAACAACAACTGGAACATTTAACGCAGGTGATTTAGATGTAACTGTTTGTTACGTTGTGTAATAAAAATAATTTTATAGGTTAAAGGGGGAGTAATCTCCCCCTACCTATATTTAAAATATAGTATAGTTAATGTTACCACAAATTAGTTTTTCAGCACACGAGTCTTGTGATTCACAAAATATAGTATTTACAGATACAACAGGTGCATACGATCCAGTTACAAATACAACAGGATGGGGTGCTCCTAATTTTCCATTATCCGTTGTTCAAGACGCAGAAATAAATATAACAGATCCTTCAGGTACACTCTATCAATTAGAATGGGGAATATTTGGTGCTACTTTACCTAATGCAAATAATAATTCTTTTATGATTAATATGAGTATGTTAGGAGGTACAGCAAATACAACAATGACACAGGGTTTGTATAATATAGAATATAGAATTTTAGTAGCCGAACAAGGAGGTGCAGGTACTTGGATAACAGCTCGTAAATTTGTATTCTGTTATAGTACAATTAAATGTTGTGTACACAAAATGTTAGCAGCATTAGACATATGTGATGATTGTCCTTGTGATTCAGAAAAACAAAATGCGTTGGAAGCTTACACATTATATAAAGCTATGCTATATGCTTCATCTTGCGGTAGTATTACTAAAGCCGATAAGATATTTAAGCAAGTTAGTAGATTGTGTAATTATAAGGGTCCGTGTAATACGTGCTCATAATATGAGTTTTAATGGCATGTGAAAATTGTGAAAATGGATGTGCAGATCCAAATCTGTGCGCATGTGATTGTCAATCATGTGCAGAAGCAAACGGGTGTGATATACCTGTAGGTGATATAGGACCATCTGGTCCTGCTGGACCTGCGGGACAAAGTGGCCAAGACGGTCAACCCGGAGTAAATGGTGAAGATGGAGCAAATGGATGTTCTGTCTTAAATATATATGTAGCTTCTGGAGGAGAAACTGTAGATAGTGGATTTGCTGTTGAAGGAGATCTAGTTATTGAAACAGGACCAGCTCCAAGTCCATGTAATCAAACTTATATAGCAGGAAATATAACTAATATATTAGAAGAATCTACAAGTAATACTTTACCTGTAGGTGTTATTGTAATGTGGTCAGGATCAGTATCAAGTATAAATGATTTACCTGGTTGGGCTATATGTGATGGAACTAGTGGTACTCCAGATCTTAGGGGTAGATTTATAGTAATGCCTGATCAATCTGCAGGTGCTCCTATGCTAACAGATGCAAATAATAATCCATTGTGGCCTAATGTAGGTGATACAGGTGGAGATATTCCTTTTACATGTTTAGCACCAAATAATATTCCAGCTCATGTTCATGATTTAGATGGTGTAGATATATCACTTTCACAGGGAGGTGCTCATTATCATCAACGTAGAGGTTATTATGTAGTAGATGGAACTGGAAGTCCTGCAGAAGACGTTAAATCTAGAGGTAGAATAGGTTCTGATCCTATGGAAAATGTAACAGCAGTTCCATTTGATGGTACGGGTGACTGTACTGGAGATAATGATCCTAATTGTGGAGCTCACATTCATGATGTAAGTTTAGATGGAGATACAGGAGATGGACAACCAGAATTAGGAAGTCCTGATTTTGGAGATTGTTTTAATCATATTCCCCCTTATTATGCACTTTGTTTTATAATGAAAATATCTTAATGAGTACTTTAGGTAAATATACAGTATATGATTTAAAGCATAGGTTAAATAAACTTAAATGCTGTTTTGCAGAAAAAACTGCTAAACTAGTAGATAAACAAAAATATGGTAAACCATGTGAAGATGAAAAATGTAATGTTCAGTTATTAGGAGCATATATTGAGATGTTAGAATGTTTAGTAAGCGAAGGATGTAATTGTGAAGATGATTGGGTTGCAGGAGGATCATTAGTATATCATACTGATATACCTTCATCAGGATTTACTTTTGATCAAGTTGTAAAAGTATATCCTAGATATGCAGCAATAGGAACTGATGAGTTTTTATATATAAGATGGATGAATTCAAGTCTTCCTAGTTTAGAGAATGGTCTGGTAATAGATTGTGATACTTGTCAAGAAGTTTTAGGACAAACTTGTGAAGAAGGAGAATATGTTTTAAAGATACCATGTTGGGAAAATGCTATAGGTATAAATGCTTGGAGTGTTTGTGGTAATTTAAAAGTAGCGTGGCAAGCGAGAGGTCAGTTAATTTGGACTCCAGGATATACATATAATAGTGGAGATATAGTAAAATTTATGGGAGGTGGAAACGGTGCAGATCAAACAGATCAAGGTAATTATTATATTTGCGCTGTTAAATCAGATAATCAACCAGAGTTTCATGAAGCTGTTCAAACAGTTTCGGATGTAACAGCAAAAGTATGGGTAAAATTAGAATGTTATGATTTAATAGGATAGAAAATGGCAGCAAATTATAAGTGGAAAAAATTAATATTAGGAAATAGTGTAAAGCAGGATAATCTTACTTATCCACCTACTATGTCATCTACTCCAGCAGCATTCAATGCTCCTGCAGGTATGGCATCTGTTGCTACAGATGATGCTTACAATCCTGGTGTTTCTTATGCTGCAGGTGATTTATTATTCTACACAGATGGTGCTACTGTATATGATTCTACAGGTGCTATTATGAACGGTGGTACTCTTAATGGACTAGGAGGTACAAAAGCAGGTGCTCAACCTGCTGTTATTTTAAAAAGTACTGAAACTAATTATTGGTGGATTTTATCTATATCTGCTGGTGGAAGAGTATATTCTAGTACAGTAAATATGGCTGGTAATTCAGGTCGTGGTACTGTAGATCAAAAAGCAGTTACAGTTAATATAGGGGCTACTGTAACAGACAGATTCAATGCTTATTACAGTACTAGTACTAGTCAGTATGGTTTTATATGTCATTTAACTGGTAGTAATAGATGGAAATCTGCTTTAATTACAGGTATATCTTCACACAATCCTACTTTTAGTGCTGTTACTACTACTGCTATAGGTAATATCTATGCTAATAATGATGCTGCTAATCATGCTACTGTTAAGTTTAATGAAGATAATACAAAAATGGCTACGGTTTATCAGACAGCTGTTGGTACTTCTTCATCTCCTGTTACATCTGCTATAGTAGAAGTTTATGACTTTAATCCTGCAACCGGTGTACCTTCTAATTTTAATTCGTTTTTAGTAAATATTAAAGACGCAGGGGCTGTTGCTCCTGGAGCCGGAAATGATGGTAGATTAAAGGGATATGATTTAGAATGGGATTTTGATACAGATACATTATATATTCCTACATATGATTCTACTCATGGATTAGGAATAGAGTGGTTTACTTTAAATGCTTCTAATGCTGTAACCTCTCAAGGAGTTGTAGGTAAATCTAGATCTTCTATTGGTAATAATGCAGATAAAGCTATTTTTGGTATGTATAAAGATCCTTATGAAGATCGTATATATATAGCTAAACCTGCTGTTATAGGTACTACAGGTGGATATAGTTCTGATTATAATGATACATATGCAACAGATAGAGTATCTGTAATTATAGATACAGCTACACCATCTACTTCAGAATTTGTAGAAACTTTAACAACTACTGTTCCTGGTGACACTATTGGTAAAGGTATGCCTACTAGACCTATGGCCGGAGAAGAAGCAGGAGCTTCAGATTACTATAGATTAACTCCTTGCGATACTCAAAAAGAGTATGTTATGGATACTAATGGATCTATTTGGGTTTTAGATGGATCATTAGATGCTACTAAAATTGCTGATGTAAGTTCGATATCCGATAGAGTAAATATAGCAGTTCAAAAAGAAACTAACTTTATTTACTTATTAGCAGGTACAGGAGCTACTCCAAAGATATATAAAATAGATACAGTAACAGGTACTGTAGATGCAGGTACTACTGTAAGTGGTACAGGTATTACAGGATTTAATTCTATATGTAGTAAAGATGGAGATGCTGCTAAATTATATGCAGTAATTACAATAGCAGGTCCTCATTATAATTATGCAGAAATAACTATTGCCACAGGTTCTACAACCAAAACAGCAGGTAATACAAGTCATATTGCAGTAGATACTGCTATAATTGGTGGTACTTTATATATGGCATCAGGAGATGATTTATATAAAAATACAGGTCCAGGTACATGGGCTACGGTAGGAGCAAATACATTAAGTAAAGATTATGAAGGTTTATCTACTGATGATACTACATTATATGGTTATATAGAAGGTAAAAGATATACTATTAATACTTCTACAGGTGCAGCTTCTGCAGGACAAAGTATTACAATAAACTCAAGTACAAGTACTTGGAACTATACAGTTCAAGGTGCAGGTATAGTTAATGTTGGAGTTATTAATACAAATGATACAAATCCTGGATCAGAATTAGGTAAAGTTATTACAGTTACTAATTATTCAGGTTGTTATACTGTAAGTACTACAGGATCTGGAAGTGATGTTATTGGAACTATATTATCTTCTTCAGCGGATTGTGGTTCTTGTTCTAGTATTGAATCTGATAATTATTGTAAATTATTAATTAGTTGTTGTGATTCTGGTTATAAAGGATTAGGATTTACAAGAGAAATTGTAGGAGTTAGTGATGATCCTACATGTTCAGTAGGTAGTTATTATGAAATAACAGCTAATGCTCAAAGTAATGATCAGTTAAATAGATGTGTTGAAGTTCAGGATACAGACGATTCTTTATATATATTAAATAATAGTGATGGTTATAGGATAGATATTACTACTGGTATCCTAAGTGAAGAATCGACAATAGGTGGAGAGGATATTGCTTTTAATAAACATGGTGTAGGATTTATATCTGGAGGATCTACTTTATCTTATACAATACCAACTTTTAGTACATATAAAGATCTTCCTAAAGGAAATAGTACACCTATTTCTATTCCTCAAAATAGAGCAATAGGTTTTAATTATTCAGATGAATTAATTACAGGAGGAGTAATTAGTGGTGTAACTCAAATTTCTAGAAACTCTATTAATAAGAAAGGAGTCTTAACTACTATTAATACATTAACAAATGCTAATGTATTATTAACAGGAGATTTTGCTGTTGATAAAATTACAGGTAATTATTATTGTGTAGGAGATTCATCTCCTTCAGCTACACCTGAAACAAATGATTTATTTAAGTTAGATCCTTCTACATTAGCAGAAACTCATATTGCTAGTTTAACTACTACATTAAGTTTAAGCGCATGGCAAAACATTAAAGCTATAGAGATTGTTAAAGATGCTTGTTATGTAGTTGTTTGGGATACTAAAACTTATGGTATAACTCTTTATAGAATAAATAAAGATACAGGTGCATTAATATCTTCTTTAGTATTAAAAAGTAATGATGGTAATGAAAAATTTATAAACCCTCCAACAGGTTTAGGTTATAATAATCCTTGTATTTATTGGGAAGCAGGTGCTTTTAAATTTGTAAATTATTCTAGTTGTTCTACATGTTTGGCTTCTGCAACAAGTAAAACTTGTTGTTATGAATTAGTTGATTGTGCTACAGGAGTTAGTACAATTACAAAAACAGATCTATCTAGTTATTTAGATCATATTATTGTAACAGATACTCCAGGTAAATGTTATACAGTATACACATATGATAATTCAATTACATGTTCTGGTATAGATGTAAATGTTACTTCACAATATGCAGATTGTGTTAGTTGTACAGGAACTCAAACTAAATGTTATAGGTTATTAAAATGTGACGATCCTACATCGGATCCTAAATATACTACAGAAGCTTTAACTCCTATGATTAGAAATAAGAAAGGAAAAAGCGTTCAATTAGAAGGAGAATCTTTTTGTCGTAGTGTAGATGATGCAGGAAATGCAGTTGAATTAATATCTGCTACAGCCCAAACAATTAAAAGTACAAAAGCATCTTGTGGTAAATGTAATTTTTATTTAAAATTAAAGCAATGCGGGGCTCAGAATATTGTCAGGTATGTTGATTATGCAAGTAGTACAACTTTACATCCTTTTATAGGAACAGGATCTGTTAAGATACAAGATTTAGGTAAAGGAGAAAATGGACATTGTTGGGAGATAGATTCTACTATTTATGGACCTACTTCAACATTAAGACCTAAAGCTCAATTAGTTTTATCTGGACCTGATTGCACTATATGTAATGCACAAAACAATGAAGCGGTATTACCTGCTACTATAAAAATAGATAGTTGTTGTCCTGATTTAAATCCAGGTGTTAATTTTGGTAATACACAATGGTATAGTAATGATGGATCTCTTGTAAGCCTTGTTACATCGGGAGATTTAGTTTATTGGGGAAGTCTTATAGACCCAGATGGAAATACTGTTACAGGATGTTTTAAAATAGAAATGTCTCCATCTCCCGTTAATCCAAGCTTTTTATCTACAGTACAAATTGTAGGCAGTAGTTCAGATGCTAGTAAATGTGAAGCATGTGATCCTGGATTTACATCAGGGTGTGCTACTTTAAACTCAAATGCTACTATGATGTTAAGTTGTACTAGTGATGATCCTATGTTTGTAACTACTAATACTTTTAATAATTATGATAATGATGCTCACACAGTATTTAATTTTGAAGAAATAGAATATTATGGTTGCTGGAAAAGATGTGTAACAGCAGATTATGTACATGGTTCTAATTGGTTTTGGGGATTTGGTTCTGGTCTAACTTGGCAAAATGCTTACGGATATCCAACTGTTCAGATGGGAGGTTCTTCAAATATGGGTGTTTCAGATGATAATTTAAATGATAATAATTTCTTTACTAAATTTGGTAGTACAGCACATAGTGCTCATGAAACTTTTACTGCAGGAACTAAAGAATATACTAGAGGTGCTCTAATGTTTTACTCTGATGGTAGATTTGTATATAATTCTAATCATCAAATAATGGCAGGTAGTGTTGACGGTAACGGTACACCTTTATTAAGTGGTGGTGTAGATCCTAATGGAGTTTTTCAATATGCTTCTCAACAATGTATAACAGTTCCAAAACCAGATAGTGCAAGATTTACAGGTAGTACAACATATAAACAATATTATTTAATATATCAAAGACCCGGAACTCTCCGCGCTTTGTATGCTGTTCTTGATATGGATACAGCTGATGGATTAGGTCAAATTATTTCTTATGATCAAGAATTACCTTATCCTCCTGGAGCATCAAATTTATCTACTGAAAGATTATCAGTATCATCAAGACCTGCTATTGCAGATAGTGAAGATGATGAATATTGGGTATTTGATGTAGTACCTTATGAACCACCGCAAGGATTTTTCCCTAGCCCTCCAGGCAAAATAAGAGCATGGAAAATATCTTCTACTGGTATAGATCTTCCGGTAATAAGTGCTATGGCTGGTAGTATTAATAATACACCTTGGTCTATAACTGAAGAAAATAGTAATGTGAGTGAATGGGCTCGTATTAAAGTTGCTCCTGATAATAGCCATATAGCTATAACAGGTAATAAAGACGGAATAGGATGGACTCAATTATATTCTTTTGACGAAACTACTGGAGTTTGTGTTGGTGTTTGGCAAGATATACATGCTATAGGAATGACTAATTGTGGATTTCCAAATGCAGCTGATGTATATGGTGTTCCATTAAATTTTTTACCTTTTACTCATGGAGTTGAATTTGGTGATAATGCTTTATTTATTTATAGATCTGGTGGATCATATGTAAATGAATGGCAGTGTAATGAATATGGTAATGGAAATGGTACAATGACTTGGAATTATCTTAATGGTACTTGGGAAACTAGTACATATAATAATCCTGAGTGCTGTGGTTATCCTACGCTTCATAAAGCTATTTTATCATGGGTTGATTTAAGTGATTATTCAACAGGACAACAAACTCAAGATATAGATGAAATTTTACCTTCTGTTGGATTTAACTCTTTTAAAGTATCTAATCCATCTACAAGATTAGTATTTGAAACTGAAGAATTATTAATAACTCAACCACAATACTGTTCAAATGGATATTGTGAACAGCCTAGTGATATACGTCCTTTATTACAACATAGTATTGTAACCGATTTACATAGAGGTCCTGATGGGGCTTTATATGCAGGACTTGTATTAGGAGATGGTTCAAGTGGTATTGCTAATACAAGAAATTGGAGAAATACATTTTTAGGAATATCTTCAACAGCAGAAGCAACTCCTAATTATGATTATACTTTTATGGGGGCTGCTCAAACTAGTGACTGGACTCCTGATCCAGATGGAAATAGTTCTCAAAGAATTGCTCAATCTGGAGCTATACGAAGATTTCAGATTTCAAATGTTGATCTTGGAAACGGAGATGGATATGTTTATCCATCAGGAATGGATGCTTTTAACAGAAGATCAGTAGTTATTAGTAATACCTCTAAAATAGATTTTGGATTTCCTCAATATATAAAACGTAGATGTTTTGCAGCAGATGTAGATGCTGTTTCACCTACTATTCAAAATGCTAATTTTAATTGTGCATATGCTCAAGCCAGTTTTAATTGTTTTAATGCACCTGCTGAACCAGATATATTTAAAATAATTAATTGTACTCAAGGTAGTGAAGGATGTCAAAGTTCAAATACATGTCAAGATTTTACTCCAGGTACAGCTATACAAGATGATGGAGAAAGCCAAAGATTTGGTATGACAGAATGGTTAAATCCTGATATATTAGATGCAATTCAAGCATTACCTTTAGGACCTCAAGCTGTATATATGACTTATAGTTTTCCACGAGAAGGTAGTATTATGTCTTCCGGTAGTTTTTTACCTACTTGTTCAGGTAGTGATTATTCACCTGGATCGGGTCCATATGCTAATGGTCAATGGACAGTACCTAAACATGAGAGTGGTCCTGGTACAGATAATGCTCAAGGAAATAATAGTTCTGGTAATGTATATGATAAGACTTATACTATAACAGAAGCTCAATTTAGAGCAGAAATTGGAAAAGCTTTTGATCAGGTTAGTCAATTATTTGAAAGTGTATTTTCTATTAGTAATGGTTATCCAAATAATTTAACTTTACGATTTACAGATCTTGGAAAAGAAACAGGTACAGATAGTAACTTAACAAATACTCCTTTAGATAATTGGAGTACAACTGCTCCTATAGGATTTGTTACATCATCAGGCGCTTCTGGTGTAGGAGATTTTAGAATATGGTTTGCAAGACACTCTCAGTGGTGTTTAAATAGTAATGGTAATCCAGGATCATATCAAACTAGTGGATGTACTGGATGTACTTATGCAGGATCTGCGGGAGGTGCTTTAGCTTGGGCTTGGGGACCTAGTTATGTTAATAATGCTTCTGGTTATGATGGTACTACAGGTACATATAATGTAGATCCTACTACATCTTATAGAACAGCAAGTAGTCAGAATATAATATTTGATGTTAACGAGAATTGGAGAAAGACTACTGACGCACAAGTAAGCGGTACTTATGAAATATTAAGAGTTGGTATTCATGAAATATTACACTCTTTTGGATTCGGTCATGCTTATGAAAGTATGGCATCATTTCCTGGAGGTCAGTGTACAGGTACTACTAGTAGTGGAACAGTATTGAATAGTTATTTCCCTGCTATGGGCGGTTTTCTATGTCCTAATAATGGTTATTATAATTCTGGTTGTGAAGCAAGTTCTACTTATGGAGGAGATCCTAATGCAATAATGGCTCCAACTGCAAATAGTGATAGCTTTACTACTATTTATGCTTTTGGTACAGATACTGCTTATGATCCTAATGCTTGTTATATGAGCGGTGGTTCTGCAGCAGCTATCCAAGATAGAACAATGGCTTGTCAGATTTATGGATATAGTTATTCAGATCAAGGAAATTTCTGTACACCTTTTGAGTGTCCTGTTTGTGTATCTCAGTTTTATTATACTGATCAAGAATTATTTTGGGATTATGTTGGAAATATAGGTAATAGTTCTTTTAGTTGGAATCCAGGAACTGGATTATCATGTTGGTATGTAGAGCCAGTTGATTCATTACCTGAAGGAGATTCATTAACTACAATCAATCCTGTTGAAGGTTATGTAGATTGTGAAGCTTGTAATGTACAATTTTTAGCTCCTAGATGGAGATTAGTTTTATGTGATGAATGTACAGAAAATGCTGGAAACGGATCACCTGGAGAAATTATTACAACTAGTGATATGAGTCAGTATTGTAATCCTGGTATTACTCCACAAGATGATCCTATTAGTGATGTAATTGAACTTGTAGGATATACAGGATGTTATAAAGTTGATTGTACATATGATCCTTATGTAAATTATCCAGACTCAGCGGTTGCGGTAGTAGTATCAACAGTAGCAGAAGACTGTGATTCTTGTTGTAATACAACTGTTACACAATGTTATACAGTAACACAATGTGCTGATACAAATCCAATAAGTTTTGTAATGATTGGAGATCAATATTGGGGAGGTATTACTGATTTAGGAGATTATGTATTTAAATTCGAACAATTACCTGCGGATGTTTTAGCATTAGGGTTAACAAATGATGATTGTTTTACTGTTGCTTATTGCGGAGAGTGTAATGAAACAACTTGTAGTCCTTTAATAGGACCAGGACTTTTAACTGTAATAGAATCATGGCCAGGTTGCTATAGTTGTTTATATGAAAACCCTAATCAAGAATGTTTTAAATTAGTTTGTTGTGATAGTAGTGGAGATCAATTAATTAATGTTTTACCAAATGCAGATTTAAATAATGCATTTGTAACTGGAACAGTTGTAAAAATTAGTCAATATCCAGATAGTCAAGGTAATCCTAGATGTTGGCAAATTGAAACTCAAGATGTATGCAACCCAGAAATAGCAGTAACAGTTACTGATACTTTTGTAGGATGTCAATTCTGTAGTGCAACAGTTTCTACTACAGGATGTACAGATCCAAGCGCATTAAATTGGTGTCCGCAATGTGTTACATGTTTATCACCACTAGGTGTTTTAAATGAATGTTGTATATATGAAGGATGTCCTTTATCTTGTCAAGATCCAACTGCTACTAATTATAATCCTAATAATACATGTGATTGTAATGGAGTAGAAGGAGGAGATGATATTTCTTGTTGTGAATATCCTGCAATAGTTCTTCCACCAGAAGGTATTGAAGTAACTTTTGAAAAAGATTGTACTAATTGTTTGGATTGGGCTACTGTAGATAAAGTATTTTCGAATGCTGCAGAGTTATGTGGAACTTGTTTTCCTCCTAAAGGATTAACATTAAGAGAATATAATTGTGATCTAACAGATGCAACTGAAACTATTATACCTCCTGTAGAAGTTCCTGGAGGATGTACAAATCCAGAAGCTTTAAATTATGATGCATCTGCTGAGTGGGATGATGGATCTTGTTATTATACATCTGCATGTACAGATCCAAATGCTTGTAACTTCGATCCTAATGCAGTTGAAAATAATCCAGATGAATGTATATATCCAGGACAATGTGGTTGTGAAGATTTTACAGACTCATGTGTAGGATGTATGGATTTAACAGCATGTAACTATAATCCAAATGCTACTGTTCCTGATAATAGTTTATGTGAATATGCAAGTTGTTATGGTTGTACAGATCCAGAAGCAGGTAATTACTGTGCAGATTGTATAATGTGTCCAGATGCTGCTTGTTGTGCAAATAATGTACAAGCATGTCTTGACAATAGAAATATATATGTATTCTATGATATGACATCTATACTTAACAGCGGTACTAACGAAGATAGATTTCAGGCAGTTATAGACCTTAGAAATTTGGTAGAAGCTTCTGTATCACAAATATTAACTAATAATGAAATAACTAATTTTAGTGGTAATATTTATCATTTACCTGTAGGAGCTTATTTTGGTGAAGGTAATGTACCTGCAGGTAATTGGAGAGTTGGTGGTACTGATCCATCAACTTGGATTCCTTATGAAACTCCTGCTAGTGGTGTAACAAATTTAAATAATAGTTCATTGTATTATCTAGGAGGTAATACAACTAATTTAACAGAAGATTTTCCAGGATGGACTACTGTATTACCTACTGACAATAACGTAAATAGTGAAGGTACAGGTTCTGGTGAGAGGTGGTTACAATGGATGATGTATCCATTACATGGTAATTCCGCAGCTTTACATCCTAATTTAAGAATACCTTTTTCTAGTGTAACTGGAGTTTGGAAAGATACAGGACTACCAGTAAATAATCAAACTAATGAAGAACGTCTTCTTATTAAATCTATAAATTCTAATGGTTTAGATCAAAATGGTAATTATGTAAATAATTTACCTGGTACACAAGTTAACCCTTTTAATGATCCACCAGGAGAAGAAGGGTTTAGTGATATATATCATCAATTTGAAGGAGGAGATACTAATGCTATTTGTATTGCATTTATAGATGAATCAAATCCGGTATATCACACACTTGCTCAACCAGGGGGAGGAGCTTGTACTACAGATATGTTAGTTAGTGATAATTTATGTGGTCCTGGTATAATAAATAATACTCAAACAGCCTGTGGTAATGCATCGTGGTATGGTACAGCTCCTGGTGTAGATGTTTTTGATATTTATATTACCGCACCTTTTTGTTTCGATCATACTAGATTTACTGAGGCTTGGAATTATGGGTATGATACTAATGGAGCAGCACCTATGACTGTTAAGTATGCTAATGGACCAATAGGTAGTGGTTATGGAAATGGTAACTTTAATGGTATTATAATACCTACTAAATTGTCGGGAACTCCTGGAACTGATACAAATCAAATGTTTATCTCAACTTTATATGGTTCTATAGGACAAGGAAATCCATCAGAATTAGGTCATATTAGTTGTGCAGATTTTATAGATCTTCCTTGGCCTGATGCAAGAAGTATGGCTCCTTATACAGATACATATTGGCCTAATCCTTTTTCTTGGACAAATAATTCTATGGTAACTACTGCTTTACATGATGGTTCAACTATTCCTCCTGGTAGATATAGTTCTCAAGGATTTAGTTTAGCTAACTATGGAATGACTTTTAAAATACCAGGAGCAGGTCAAGAACTACTTCAAATAAGTCAAGATGATTTAGCAGATGCAATACTACAAGGGTTATTGTGTAATAATGGAGGATAAGATTTGGAAAAACAAAATATATATAATATATTTGGAAAATTGAATTAATAATTAAAAAAAATAAATAATAATGGCGACTTTATCACAACAATTAGTTTTGACAAGTACTACAACAAGTACTGATGCGTTGAGTATATCAACAACAGATAGTCTTAGTGTAACAGAGCCATCTATAAACGTAGCGCGTAAATCAATAGCAACGGGAGGATCGACAGCTGTATTAGCAGCTGTTGCAGGAAAAATAACTTACTTATATATAAAAGTAATAAGTGGTGTTACTGCTACTGATACAGTCGAGATTGATCTTGGAGGAGCTGGAATTATGAGAATGGGAATAGGAGAATGTTGTTTTTTACCTTTGAAAGATGGTAAAGCAGTGGCAGCTCAGGCTTTTGGAAATGCGTGTGTTATAGAATATGGTCAGTGGGCTAAGAGTTAATAGAATGTTTAATATAATAGAATAATAATAATGGCAACTTTATCAACAGCCTTAACAATAACAAGTACTACTACTTCAACTGATGCTTTAAGTATTAGTTTAACAGATACTCTAACTGTAACTAATCCTGTTGTGGATTCTGCTAGAGTAGAAGTTACAACAGCAGCTCATACAGAGTTGGTAGCTACTAGTGTAAGTACCATTACATATGCATATATAAAGAACTTACATACTTCTAGTATATTAGATGTATGTACAGGAGCAGGATCTCCAGTTATATTTGGAGGATTAGGACCGGGAGAATTTATGATGTACCCGATAGATGCAAGTAAAGGACTGAAACTAAAAGCTAACACTACTAATATAAAAGTAGAGTATGGTTTATGGACAAAAGGTTAATAGTGTTTAATAATAAAAAAGAATAATAATGGCAAAAGCAGATAGTCCAGTAACAAGTAGAGCTAAAAAAGAATCTCTTGGAGCTGAAATGAAACTAAAATATGCATTAGCTAAAGATGTAGATCAAATTGTAAAAGACTTACAATTTTTTTATATTAAAGCTACTGCAACATCAACTACTACTGATTTTGGTAATTTAAAAGTAGGGGATTTAGTAATTCAAATTCCTGATGCAGCAGCAACTATGCATTATATGACAGTAGCAACTGCAGGTACATTACCAGAAGCTGCAGTAGTAGATGATCTATATGTGGTATTACGACCAAGTGCGTAATAAGTTTAATAATTTTAAAATTTTTAATATGGCTAAGAATAGCAAAAAACAAAAGATGACTAATAAAGACTTACTAGCGATAAGTCAAGGTATTGCTTATATAAATAGCAAAGAAACTAAAGTATGGCATACACTGTCTAAAAATCTAGATCTTATTTCACCTATTGTAACGAGTGTGAATAAAAGACATAAAGAACTAACAGATGAGTTAGCTCCAAAAGATGATAAAGGACAGATAAAAAGAAATCAACAAAATCAAATTGATTTTGGAGATAACTTAGAAAAAGCCAACGAAAGATGGGAAAAAGTAATGACTGAAGAAGTTGAAGTAGAGATCATACCAATTCCATTAGATGATTTAAAAGACTATGGTTTAGATGCTAATATGATGAAGCCTTTACTGGGTACGCTAGTAGTTGAATAAACTATAAGCTAATGGCAAGACGTATTTCAAACTCAGAGTTACGCGAAGATATACTCGATATTAAGAAGGATGTAAGTGATCTTAAAAAAAGATTACTAGATCCGGATTTGGGAGTCGTGGCTAGAGTTAATAAAAATACGTCTTTTCGTCATAATGCTAATAAAGTATTATGGTCGATCTGGGTAGCTATAGTAGGTATTCTGGCTAAATTAATGTTTTGGAATTAATATTATATAATATGAAACTAGATCCGAAATGGATAGTAATAGGTTTATTAATAGCCTATATACTATTTTTACAAGAGTGTGGATCTCCAAAAGGAGGTTCTGTAATTGAGACCGAAGTGACTACGGTTCAGACGGATACTATATATAAAACAAGAATAGATACTGTTAAGTTTGTAGAAACAGTAGAAAGGATTGTAGAAGTAGAGATAGTCAAACCGGTTAAAGTAGAATTGCCGGATGATGTTTGGGATGAATTTAATATCAATGAGTATAATAATCCATACTCCGATAGTTTAATAGATGGTACTATTTATACTAGAGTAGATGGAAAGTTATTAGATCAAAATCTAAGTTATACTCCAAAATTCCCCCAGTATATCATAAAAATAGATACTGTTATGGTTAATACAGTATCCTCTACTGTAAAAACATTAAAGCCACCATTTACTTTAGACCTGGGGGCTGAAATAGGAGGTAATAGAGATATGTTTAATTTCTCTCCTAAAATAGGATTTACAAGTAAGAGTGGGTTTTCCTATTCTTATAGATATGGAATATTAAATAAAACTCACAATGTGGGGATAATGTATAAAATTAAATTTTAATAATAATGGGACTTTTAGATAAACATAAGAAAACAAGAGGAGCATGGGGACAAAAGATAGTTCGTTCATCTTCTACTTATGGTAAAAACTTAGATCGAGTTATAGATCAAAATGAATTACTAACAGATATAGAAACTAAGTTTGCTGCACAAACAGATTTAACTAGTATAGAAACTTCGGTTAATTCTAATACAGCAACTGTTAATACACTGTCTGGTTTAACTAAGACACTTATATTTAATGGTATAAGTGCTGCTAATATTAATGGTGTATTTAAATTAATAGAACCTACTACTGGAAAAGCTATTATACCTTTACATATGATTGTTACTGCAACAGCAGGTAGTAGTGCTGAGAGTGCTAATAAAGCTTTAGTATTAGCTTATGGTAATGGAGCTAATAATGGGTATGCTTTTACAGCGAGTAAATTTATGATGGGTACTGTTAATAATAGAATATATACAACACAAGTACACGCTAATGTAGGAGCTTATTCATTATTCGATAGTTTAGTAGGTCCAAAAGATGTAGCTTTGTATTTAAGACCTAATAGTGGATCGTTTAATGGAAACTGGGTTCTAAATTCAGGTATTTTAATTTATGCAGAAGTCACTTATGATAATGTAGCTAAAACGTATTCACTTTAATTTGTAACTATGATATTACAATATACAATGCAGGGACAGCTGGTTGGTCGGTACCAAGATGTTTCTGAAGCTTCAACAAAAACCGATATAGATAATGGGAGTATACATAAAGTACTCCGAGGAGAAAGAGCTACAGCGGGTGGCTTTATGTGGAAGCAGGAAAATGAAGTAAATGAAAATGTTAGTTCTAATGAGCTTAAAGAAGCGATAAATGCTCAAGGACTAACTGAAGATGAAGTTAAGTCAGTTAAAATCTGGCAAACTATGAGCGGTGAGACACGTTACTCTATAGTAACTAGAGATGGTGGTAAAGCTGCTCAGAAATTTAAAGATGAGTTCTTTGAAAAACTGAAAACAATAGCTCCGGCTGAAATAGATCGTAAATATACTATGGTCGATAATAATCCTATAGTATATGAAATATCTTTACCAGATATACATTATGGTAAAGAAACTAATGAAGATCTTAATACAGGTGAAGTGCATTTTATGAATTCTGTAAAAGAATTACATGCACGAGCAAAAGGATTAAATATACAGCGATTCTTATTACCAATAGGAAACGATGGTATGAATTCAGAAGGTATGAGAAAGACTACAACTAAGGGAACACCTCAAAGTGATTCTGTAGATTGGCAAAAGTCTTTTATTGGGTATACTAAATTAATTATAGATGCTGCTAATTATTTAGCAGAGTATGCTCCGGTAGATATTGTTATAGTACAAGGTAACCATGACTTTGAACGTATGTTTTATGCGGGAGAAGTTTTATCAGCTTGGTTTAAAAATGATAAAAATGTAACAGTTGATAATGGTTTAGATAGTAGAAAATACTATGAGTACGGAGTAAATATGATTATGTTTACTCACGGTGATAAAGAAAAGGCTGCTGATATGCCATTAATAATGGCTACTGAACAGCCTATGATGTTCTCGAGAACTAAATTTAGAGAAGTTCATTGTGGACATTTACATAAAGAAATGGTAAACGAATATAGAGGAATTAAAGTAAGATTTATTCCTTCTATATGTGCAAATGATTCTTGGCACAAACTAATGGGTTATGAATCTTTGCGATGCGCACAAGCGTATATATGGAATAAGGAAAAGGGATGTGAAGGTTACTTACAAGTTAATATAGATAAATAATGGCACTAACTTTAAATAAATTGGTTTATGATATTAAAAACATTGCTTATGGTGGCATAACGTCTGATGATGCAAAGATAAGTGATAGACAGATTGCATATTGGGTAATGCAAGAGAGATCTATGCTTTTATCTCAGATTATGGGTAGAAAGATGAGAGTCGCTGCATCATGTATAGAAACGTTAGAAAGAGTGTTTTTAGAACCAGTAGATAGTGCGGAAGCTTGCGAAGTGGATTTGGGAATTCATGTACTAAAATCCGTTAAACCTATTCCAAGAACTGTACAACGAAATGAAAGAGATAGTATACTAGCTGTAGAATCTTTGGACGGGCAAAGAGCTTTTTCTGAGACTACTGCGTTTAGGACTAAGTGGAACAAGTATAATAAATATACAGGTTCTAAGAACAGGTGGTATATTAAGGATAGTTATCTATATGTTATATGTGACTTACTAATTGAAGCCGTCAAAGTCACGGGAGTCTATGAAGACGCTGAGGAAGTATGGATGCATAATAGATGCTTAACTGAAATGGGAGGAATAGATTCAGAAAACTCTGACTATTTGAATACTCAATTTTTTGATTGTGAATACTCTTGGGATGAACCTTTTCCGATTTCCATGACTATAGCAGAAAATGTTACAAGTATTGTTTTACAAAAAAGAATGCAGATAACATTAACTTTACCTAATGATGAAACTAATAACGCTAAAGGAGATGGAGAGCAAAACATGCAAGTCCCTGCAGGTAAATAGTTGCACTTTAAAAAGTGCTTATAAAAGTTATGATGACTTTTATAATGTAGGATATAAAAAATACAGAGCGATCTGTGAAGACTTTAATAAGAAAATTATTGATGATATTCTTATGAAAGCAAAAGAATTTAAAATGCCTTATAGGCTAGGAACTCTTAGAATAAAGAAAAAGAAAATGAATTATTCTAAGAAAAATAAATTAAAAATTAATTGGGTTGAAACCAATAAACATAAGAAAGTTATTTATCATTTGAATGATCATACTGATGGATTTAATTACAGATGGTTTTGGTCGAAGATAAATGCAGTAGTAAAGAATAAAAGTGTATATAGCTTTCAGGCTACTCGTACTAATAAAAGACGATTAGCTGCATTATTAAAAAACAATGAAGTAGACTATTTTGAATGATTTATAAATATGTATCAGTATATGAAATAATAGAAGGAGTATATAGAGACTCAGGTATCCAAGAAGAACTTGACATTTGGGATGTAATCGAATGGGCAGGAGAAGCATTAGAACTTATTGGGGCTGGAGTATCTTACGTAGAATTAATAGGTGAACTATGTGTACAAGATCACAAAGTTAAATTACCTTGTAATTTTCATTCATTAGAACAGATTTCATATAACGGTATTCCACTATCTCAGTGCTCTGGAACATTCGGAGCGATTTCAACAACTTCTGGAAATGCTACTAAGAATACTATTGATGGTAAGGAAGTAGATGCTACTAACTTTCCATTAACGGATTCTCAAACTACAAGCGGTAATTGTTATTATATAAATGATAATTTTATTGTTACGTCTTTTGACAAAGGATGTTTATTAATATCCTTTAAAGGTATAAATGTAGATAAAGAAGGTTTTCCTATGATACCTGATAACATTAGTTATAAAAAAGCTGTAAAGGCTTATATACAAACTATGGTAGATAGAATATGGTGGAGAAGAGGATCGTTACAAGAGGGTGTATATAGAGAGAGTCAAAGAGATTGGGAATGGTATGTGAAACAAGCAAGAGGATCGGCAAGTATGCCTAATCTAGATCAAATGGAAAATCTTAAGAATCAATGGGTTAAATTAAAACCTAACATGAATTCTTCAAGAACATTTTTTACTGATCTGGCTAGTCCTGAGCGCAGGAAAATTAACTAATGGCAGAAAAACAAAGACAACAGGGACCTCCTAGTAATTCTTTTAATACCTTTATCAAGGGTATGAATAAAGATGTAGCTAAGTATATATTACCTCCAGATACTTATTATGATGGTGCAAATATTCGTATAGCTGCTCATCATTCTAAAGAGGGAGCAGCTGTAGTTAATATTGAAGGTAATCAATATATAACTACAATTCCTTGTTCTCCTAGAGTTCTTGCATTAGAAATGGATGACCAAGTTGTTTTAAACAGTTATTGGGAAACTACATCTTGGAATGTTACATTTAATATTTATACAAATAATAATGTTTATAGCAGATCTTTTTCAGGTATAGGAGGAAATATAGTTTCTGTTATATATCAAGCTTTAATAAGTCCTGCTCCTGGTTTTTTAACAAATGGAGTTCAATCCGGAAATGGATCATTACCGGAAGAATTAAAATTTTCTTATGATAATAGTAGATTTAGATTAACTTTTTGGAATACTGTAGGAGATCTAGAACTTAATAGTATTGCAGTAACAGGTGGTTATACAAATACTATTAATGTAGGTGGTAGAGAATGTGATCTAGAAATTATAGGATATACTACAATTAGAGATGATATTTATTTATTCACTACTTCTCATGATGGAGGTACTCCTGAAGCTGCTGGAGGATTAGGACAGATATGGAAATTAACATATGATCCTACATCATATGAAATAGAATGGACATGTGTTTATAATAATAACACAATGAATCTTACTAAACAGCATCCTATACAAGCTATTGGTAGATATGAAAATAAAGATGAGCAAGGAGTTTATTGGACTGATTTTTTTAATCCTCCAAGAAAGCTTAACGTTGCGTCTCCAAATTCTATAGCTGTTGATTCTAGATTTTTGGATCTTTCTCCTGTAACTGAATTTCAAATTCCTACATTATCCGAAATAACTATAGGAGGTACACTCCCTTCTGGTACTTATCAAATAGCTTATAGATATAAAAGTTTTGAAGGTTTAACATCTAATTGGTCTCCTTTAAGTAATAAAGTATCTTTATATGGAGATGAAGAAACAGATCCTTATTGTAATATAGAAGGAGGAGAAATAGATTTAGATGCAGCAGATTTACCTGGAACTGCTACAAGTAAACGTATTCAATGGGATCTTAAAGATTTAGATACATCTTATGATTTAATTGAATTTGGAGCTGTATATATGAAGACTAGTGGTTATGATCCATTATTACATCAGTATTATATTTTTCAAATAGCTCCTAATATATTAGAAGATATGTCTGTTGAATTAACAGGAAGTGAAGAAAAAATACCATTATCTCCTACCGAATTTCAAGAAGGTATTGGAGCAACATTCGAGAAAGTTAAAACTATAGCCTCAAGAGATAATAAATTATTTATGGGTAATATTGTAAATACTTCTTTTTATGTTGATTTTGATGCAAGAGCATATAGATTTGATGCAGGTAAAGCTAAAGCAAGATTAGATTCTGAATCAGATGTTACAGTTTTTATTGATGGTAACGCTCCTTTTGCAGATCAACCTGGTACTGAATTTACAGCTATTAATAAAGTACCTGAAACACATGATTGTATATGTCCATATAATGATGAAAATCCAGAAACAAACCCAGATTGGTTTGATGAAGATCAATATATATGGCAAGCAAACGGTGATATTTTAGGGGGTACTGGTCCTAATATTTCTTATCGATTTGTGACACAGGAATTAAAAGGAGACGATGCTCAATTTACAATGCAGCAATATAATAATTTTATAGGAGATGTATCTGGTTATGCGGGTGTCTCGTTAAGGTTAAATGATTGGACAAATGATGTACTTAATAATTGTACTCCTTATCAACCCCCTCCACTAAATTCATGTTTAATAAATCCAAATGAAACTACAAATGTTACAGAAAATTTAGGAATACCTGGACAAACATATAATCAAAATAATACAATAGAAAACTTTAAAAGTAGTTATCAATATAGTTTATTTGAAGGATATGCAAGAGGAGAGACTTATAGGTTTGGTATTGTATTTTATAATAGTAAAGGATCTCCTAGTTTTGTTAATTGGATAGGAGACATTAAATTCCCTTTTAGTTATCAATATGATGCTGGTGAAGTTATAGGTCAATTTGCAGTACATAAATGGAAACCTGAAGGACAATTTAAACCATGGATGGATCATATAGGAGACTTTGGATTTAAGGGAGAAATGTGGTTACAATCTTTAGGTATTGAATTTACAGTTGATTTATCTGGTTTAGATGTAGAAGGATTAGGAATAACTGGTTATTCTATTGTAAGATGTGAAAGAAAAGAAACAGATAAATCTAAATTAGGTCAAGGTTTAGCTTGGCAAACAACTCATGTAAGAGCAAGAACTTCGGGTAGAGATAAAATTGATGAGGGTTATACAGGTTATCCAGGATATGAATGGTTGGCTCCTTTACATAATTTAATTGTAGGTACTTTTAGTTGTTCTAATTATGGATTATTTTCTTTTGATCCTGGTACTGATGATTTTGAAGATCCTGTTTATGATGCTTATGTAAGTCCTGGTGCAGAATGTGTTAGGATTGGTTTGACACAGCAAAAAGCATTATTATTATATGGTCCTTTAAATTGGGTCAATAGTCAATCAGATCAATTATATAATAGAGATTATAAAGTAGATTTTATAGGAGGAGATTATATTAAAATAGAATCTGTTTTTGCTCCATTAGTTAATGGTGATTATGCAGAATTACCTAATTTTTCACCCGCTGGTTCAGGTTTAATAGTTTATACTAGTCTTGGTCCTTTTAATCTTCCTCAAAATGCACAACGTACTGGACAGTGGTATAAATATTATTATCCACTAAGTATGAATGTAGGAACAGGATGGAATGATAATATAGGTTATTATAATGGATTACCTATGGCAGGAGATAGTCAAGATCCTCAATTCTTAAAGTTTCCATTAGAGTTTGCTCAGTGGGTTGGAGATGGAGGTCAAATTGAAAAAGAAGCTGATGTAGCTATGCCTCATCCTTTTGTAAATATTACTAATGAAGGAGAACCTGCATATTCATTTGGAGATCCTACTAATGGATGTGGTATGTGTGGTAGGCCTAGATCTATAGGAAGTGAAACTATGTTTTGTTTAACAACAGATGAACTTAATTTTAGAAATATGTTGATGGGAGCTCATTTACCTGCGACAGAACAAGGCCCTACTGTTGTAAGAACTGTTATGAATTACGAAAGATATGTAACACCTTACGGAGGACCTACTTATGCAGAGCGTAGTCGATCTATTTATATATTAGCTAATCATTATTATCCTATAAATAAAACAATGCAGCAAATACCAGGTATGTTAGAAAATATGACTTCTAAAGTATTTGGAGGAGATGTTAGTGTTAATATATTTGATTATACACAACAAGAAAAAAATTGGGGACAAATACCAGGTTTTCCAGGTAAGTGGGGATTGGTAAATGCAAGTGGAGACTTTTTAGGATGTGCTCCTGATACTTTGGATGATAGTCTATATGGTATTATGAGAGGATGTGCAGTTCCTTTAGAAATACATACTGCTAATCCTGAGTATAGAAAAGGTTATCATTTTGCTTCTAAAGGAGGGGCTAATAATCCATATCCAGACGATGGTACATTTTTACATGATGAGTATAGAATATTAGATGGTTATATGGCTGTTACTAATGTAAGAACATATATACCTCAACCATTAGATTTTAATATTAATGAAGAGTTTGATACTCGAATCTATTATTCTAATACAAAAACAAATGGAGAATCATCAGATTCTTGGGCTGTATTTAAAGTAGGTAATTTTCATGATGTAGAAGGTATTCAAGGTCCTTTAAATAATTTATTAGTACATCAAGATAAAATGTATTTCTTCCAAGATAAAGGGTTTGGGGTACTTAATATAAATCCAAATGCTATTGTACAAGCTGCAGATGGTACTGCTATACAATTAGGAACAGTATCTAGTGGTACTGGTGCATTTATACAATCTTATCAATATATTTCTAATCAGTTTGGAGCTTCTCAGCAATGGGCTGTTACTAAAAGCCAAAGCTCAATTTATTTCTTTGATGCTTTACAAAAGAAATTATTTAGTTTTAGTGCTGATGGAATGCAACCATTAACTGATATTATGGGATTAAGTGCATGGTTCCAAGATAAATTAAGAGGAGATGTAATTAAATTTGATAATCCTATATTAAGACAAGGAGTAACTGCTACAGTAGACAATAGACATAATGAAGTTTTATTTTCATTTCATGATAAAAATGTAGATCAATTATATGAAACACAATTAATAGACTTACAACCTCTACCGTTTGGTGCTGGTATTTTAATTATATTAAGAGCTTTAGATCAATGTAATGATTGTTTTCATATAGAATGCCCGTGTAATTGTAGTGGCTTTTTTCCTAGTGACACTATGGAATATCCTAATCCTGAGCTTTGGTTTAATGGTCAAAATTTAGGAACTGGAGACATATTAGGAATTGTAGGGTGTCAAGACTTTATATCTCCTCAACCTCCTCTTCAATATGGTGATATGGTTTTAATATTTCCTTTTTTTGAAGTTAATGATTATAATCTAAATGTTAGTACTAATCCTATTATAGAAATGGTATGCCCAATAGGATCTGCTTCTTATACTGTTGCATATAATGAACTTGTTCGTGGGTTTACTTCTTTTTATGATTTTCATCCTTCTATATATGTAAATGATGGTAAAACTATTATAACTCCTAATACAGAAAATCTATGTTATAATTCTATGAATTATTGGAATCAAAGTTATATTAAGAATAATTTATACATACATGATATAGGATCTTATGGAACTTTTTATGATGTTACGTTAGCTTCTAGATTATCTTTAATATCTAATGAAGCATCAGTAATGACTAAAAGTTTTGATAATGTTTCTTTTCACATGGAATCTTTACAAGTAGATGGAGAACCTCAATCAGAAGATTTTGATGTACAGTATGATGTATTTGATAGAATAAGATTTTATACAGATTATCAAACTACAGGTTGGATAGAAACAAACACAGGTGATTATTATGGTGATAGAAATATAAGAAAAGTAGAAAGAGAATGGCAAATGACAGTACCTCGTAATGTTATGGCAGATAATCCTTTAAATATGGATTTATTTGATCCTACTAATTATGATTTAGATAGACCTTTTAAAGATAGGTTGAGAGATAAATACATGATTGTAGAATTAGAGTATGATAATTTAGATAATGTATCGGGAGCTGCTAAAAATGTGAAATTTATTTTACATTATTTTAGAACCTTCTTTAGAGGTTCTTTCCGATAATATTTGGAAAATTAATAAAAATTATTATTTTTGTAAACTGGTAAAGTATAGTTAATGGCGCATAAGAAAAAAAAGAAAACAAATTGGTATATGTATGGGGGTAAACCCAGTGACATGAAGTCTTTAATTCCAAAAGCTAATTTTGGCCAGACTCTAGGAAGTATAGGTGATACTAATTTAGCTAAAAATTTAGATATGGCTATACCTGGATTAGGTACAGGTATAGATGCTGCTTTAGATTTGGCAGGCTTTTTTGGAGATAAAAAAGTATATAATGAAGCTCAAGAAGATAAAAAAGCTGCTGGAAGCTATATAACTGCTATAGAATCAGGTCCTAATAAAGGAGGTTTAGATTTTTCTGCTGGGTTATCTGGAGCTAAAGGTTTTCAAGATTATGCAAATACTTTAAAAAAACCTAATTTTGGTAGAGATTTTCTTTTACCAACTGTTATGAGTGTAGGAGAAAGTGCTATAGGAGGTGGGCTTGGTAATCTAGGATTAGAGAATTTACAAATAGGTAAGTCAAATGCGCAAGATATTTTAAGCGGTATAACAGGTATACAAAAACCTGATTTTTCAGAAATGGGAGGTTCTCCTAGATCTGATGTATATGAAGCAGAAGGAAATGAAGTAATACAACATGAGCCTGGAGCTCCTCCAGGAACAACAGGTAAAATGGAACCTATAGGTAATAATCCTATGTTATCTGAACTTAAAGGTAAGTCTCATGCAGCTGGTGGTGAACTAGTTGATTCTGTAGGACAACAGGTAGTATATTCGAAAAAACTAAAATCGAAAACATGGGGAATATCTTTTGCAGATGCAGCTAAGAAAATAGGAAAGAAAATAGAAACATTTGAAAAAGCTGCAGCAGAAGGTGATCATATAACAAAACAAACTGCTCAATCTATGATTAGATCTTGGATTGTTAAATTACAAGAGTTACAAGCAGAACAAGAAGCTGCAAGAAAAGAAAAGTTTACACAACTTTTACAAGATGGATCTTCGTTTGAAGAATTACAACAAAGTTTCCCGGACTTAACTGATCAATTTATGCAGGCTAATGCTGGGCCTCAAAAACAAGTAAATCCTACTGAAGGGCCTATGGCGCCTATAGCTCCTATGGAACAGCAATTCTTATACGGTGGTAAAAATAAAATGATGTACGGTAGTACTCCTAAATATGCGTATGGTATGTCAGCTGATCCTAATGATCCTCCTTTCTACGAAGGCCGAAGAACAGATGAAGATGTTGATGCATTACAAGATACTTTTATGACTTATAATGGTCATAAGATTTATGGAAATGATCAGGGTATAAAAGACTATATCCAAGAAATTGGAATGGACGAATTTGCTAGACAATGGATGGCAAACATGGATCCTGAGTTATTAGAGTTTGCAGGTATACAAGAATTTGGTGATTTATTTGAAAATAATGGAGACAAGCTTAAAATGCTTCAAAGATTATATAACGAAAAGAATGCAGGACAACCAGGCTTTACTCCTATACCGGTAGACTCAGGTGTTGGAAAGTTTGGAGAACACTCTATGAGTATGGCAGGATGGAAAGAATTAGAAGATTCTGCAACTAATCCAGACGGTCCTATTAGTGGAGGAGATCAAGGAAATGTACCTAATCCTAATAATACAGGAGATCCGGGTATTCTAGATGATGATTTTGATTTAGGTGAAATAGAAGATCCATTAGCTGATGATGATGGAATAATGGAAGAAGAAGAGGAAATAGAGATTTATAGAGATCCTAATCTAGGCCCACAAAGAGGTCCAAGAGATGATATGGCACCTATAGCTACAGGAGATCCTATACAAGATAGAGCATATCAAATAGAAGGTGAACCTGAATTAGAAATTACTGAATTAGATCTTGAAGATGATGAAGAAGAAGAAGAAGAAATAGTTTACGATCAACAGGGTAATATTATATATGACCCTGCTATAGATAAACCAGGTACAATACCAGGTAATCCTTTAGAACTTAGAGGTCCTATTCGTTTAACTGAATATGAAGGAGTTGAACTACCTCCTAATACTCAAACAAAGAAAAAAGATCCACCTCCATATATGGGAGATGCTCCTTATACTGATATTGTAGCAGATAATGCAGGAGTTCCATTACAACCAGGACCAGGAAAAAAACCACCATTTACAGGTGGATACTTCACAGGACAAGACGATGGAGTAGATGATATTCTACCAGGAATGTACGATGATGAAGCAATGTATTATAATAGACCAACTCTTGAAGATGCGGATATGTATAGAGAAGATGTACAATTATACAAAGATGATTCTAAAATTAAAAAACCTAAATGGAAAGCCGGAGGTACTGAAGATCCTATGTTCGGTCCTTTCCCTGAGAATGATAGAACTCCTTATAGATCTAAAAACAGATGGTGGGAAAGAGATCCAAATAAGAAAAATAAAAAAGAAGAAGAAGAAGAAGAAATTATTAATAATAATATAAATAAAAATGAAGAAATTATTAATAATAAAGGAGCGACTGATACAGATAAGACACAAGCATTTAATAACCGAAAGTTCTTCCAAGGTCTTTCTAAATACGCTTCTCCTCTTTATAATTTAATGAAATCAAAAGAAGGAGCAGAAATAGAAAAGAAACAAGTAAACCCATATGAAAAAGATATTTTAAAAGAGTTGGATCAAACAGTTGATATACAACCTTGGTTAAATCAAAATATGATGTCTATGAAAGGTGGTATGGATTTCTCTAAAGATTTTGCTAGTGGTAATCCAATGCAGATGTTTAATATGTATAATAGATTAAACCAAGGTAAAATGATGCAAGACTCAGCAGCTTGGAAATATAAACATGATGCAGAAGGTAAGTTAGGTACTGCTAGAGCTAATATGATGTTTAATTTAGGAGAAAGAGATAGAGCTGAAAGTGTTAGAGTAGCAGGTGTAAACTCTCAAAACAGAGCAGCAGTAGATAAATATGTATCTACCGCTATAGAACAGTTATCTGCTATAGGACAACTAGATGAGTATACAGCTAATTTAATGGAGAATGATAAATTAAGAGCTAGCTTTATTAATGCTATGGCTCCTGATTTGCAAAAGTATATGAATAATAATCCAGATGCAGGTGTTGATGAATCTATTACTAATGTTATGAGTACTCTAACTGAAGAGGATATACAAAATATGATTAATAATAGTGTAGGAAATATTCCTGTAAATATAAATATTACTCCGGGGGATAATAATACTAATGTTACTGATAATACAGGTACTAACAATGAAGTAGTAACTGGTAATAATGAAGATCCTATAGATGCTAATAATGTATTGTCAGGAGGAGAATTTATAAATCCATTAGATGAAGCTACTAGTAATGTACAGAACGTAGGAACCCCTATTGATGTAAGTGATGATATGAGATTCAATAGTGCTTTTGATCATGAAGTAAATGGTAATTTATTTACTCCTATAGAAGGAGAACCTAATAGATATTCATACGACAATCAAACTTATGTTAAAATTAAGCAAGGAAATAGCGAACTATATATACCAGAAGAAGAAGCTATACAAAAAGGATTGATTACAGAAGAAGATATAAATGTTGATATGGATGATGTTGTATTAGATGGAAATACTGGAGGAGATGGAACGGGAGGTGGTAATAATATAGAATATACTCCTATTATTTCAGCTGATCAAATGGCTTCATTAGAACCTATGAGTATTCAAAGTACTGGAGCAGGTAAAGCTAATATATTAGAAAATGGTCAGCCTATACAAGTAGAAGTAGATGGAGGTATGTTAAAAGTAAATGGAGTAAGAGCAGAAGGAGATAAGATAGTAGTTGATGGTTCTGTGACTATGTTAGGTGTAGACCTACCTTCTACAAGAGATTTTGGAGAATTTATACAAGATAGTAATAGTGCTTCAGGATTTAAGTGGGTTCCTAATGAAGATTCTTGGGAACAGTTTCAAGCTAATGCTAGCGCAGAACAAAAAGCTATGTTTGCAAACTTTATAGCTGCAGTAGAAGGAGATGTAAGATATGCTGAAGCATTACGTAATCAAATAAGCGGAGGAGAAGGAACTTTAACGGGAGCACAACTAAATGATACAATAAGAAATAAACCAGAGTAAGATGGCAGTAAATAGATTTAATACACCGGCAGAACAGAATTTGATGCAAACATATGTACCACTTCCTTTTCAGGAAATGGCTGCAGCTGCTCAAATGATTCAACAGAGACATGATACAGCAGAAGCTTTAGCAGATTCTTTAGATGATGATTTATTAGGTATAAAAGCTTATCGTGAATTAGATAAAAGATATTTAACTGATTATAGACAAAATTTAGATAATGAGTTATCTGGTTTAATAAAGAAACATAATGGTAGATATGCAGATATGTTACCAGATCTTAAACTGATACAGAAAAGAGTAAATAGAGATCTTACTGCTGGGAATTTAGCTGCTATAAAAATGAGTGGAGAACAGTTAGCTTTATATGATCAGGGTGTATTAGATACAAAAAAAGATGAAAAATATGATCCATATTTAGACTCAATGTTAGGAGCTGGATATGATAGAGCTGTATGGATGAGTGAGGGTATGAAAAATATTGGTACAGAATTACAACCTAATTATATTATAGATGAGGATTATTATCAAAATAATGTAACAGGACAACCTTTATCATCATATAAGTATACAGGTGTATGGCAAGCTTCTGATATGCTTTCTCAATTAGATAAAGTATATGGTAAAGTTAAAAAAGACAGTCAAGAAGTTACATATAATGTAACTGATCCTGATGGTACTGTAAGAACAATTACAGAAAAAATAGATCAAATAACACCGGCTAAAATAGCTGAAGCTGCTTTAAATAATATAAGTGCATTGAGTCCAAATGCTAGACAAGAGTTGGCATTATGGTCAGCTTCACAAACAGATGATGCTGTGTTAGCATATGCAGATGCATTCTTACAAACATTACTTTCAGATGAAATGATGGCAGCAGAAACCCAAGATCAAATTGATGATGTAAATGAAAGATATTCTAGTATGTGGGCTGAAATGACAGATGAAGATGGAAATCCTACAGCTCAGGCTATTAAATATGCAGAACTTTGGAATATAAATGAAGAGGGTAGAAAATATATCACGGGAGATACAACATTAAAAGATGTTGCTGATACTAAAAATAAATACAAAAGTAGCACAGGAGGTTCTACACACACATATAGAATTATTGATACTGGTACAGGACCTGAACTTCAAATTACTCCGGTAGTAAATGAGTTTGGAGAAGATATAATAGAAAATAGTAATGACGCATTATTGACAACATGGAATAAAAGTGTTAATCAAAACTATACTAATTATGTGGATGCGGTAGAAGAATATAATAAATGGAGAGAACAAACTCCTGGAGATGTAGATCATTTAGCTGATTTAGAAAGAATAGTAAATTCAGCTAGGTATACTTATGAAGCATCAGCTTTCCTTAAGCAACAAATAACACAGCAAGCTGCTATAGATGCTAATTATAAATATGTAGGTCATGGAGCAGGAATGAATGAGAAAAATGAAGCAGGTTATTATTATGAAGATATTACTTTTGGTCCAAATAATGAGCTTTTAAGTACTTTTATTGATGTAGGTTATGGTGATACTGGAGATAATATTCCTATGAGATATAATATTGATGTTATGTTTGACGATCAAGGTAAACCTATTAGTCCAGACGATGTAAACGCTATATGGGCTCATATAAGAAATAGAACTTTAACAGATGAGGATGGTTTTATTACAGGATTTACTCCTGGATTACATGAGAATCCTTTAATGGTTGTAGATGAAGAAACCGGTGTGGGAGTAATTGATCCAAGAACAGCTGATTATACAGGACGTCATAGTATTGTATATGATGCTTCTTATGTAGGTAATACACCATTAGATAAAGCTAAAGTAAAACTGTATGAAAAAAGAAAGAAGGAATTATTTGGAGGTAGAACTAGAGAGATAACAGAATTAGCAGGAACAGGTAATAAGAGAGTAGATGAACAAATTAGAACAGCTATTACTGAAAATTGGTTAAATGAGGACTTTATGTTTATGGGACAAATGACTAATCAAACATTCTCTATGCTTGAAGATCCTGGAACAGATGCTGAAGCTTTAAAAGATATTATAGCAGATATCAATGGAGATGGTAATGAAAACCAAGAAGATGTTATGGAATTCTTAGAACAAGTTAAAAAAGGAGATGTTAGAATATTATGGGAATCTGTACCTAATTCAACAATAAATGATGGTGCAGGTGGTTATAGAGGTGTTGTAAAAGTTCCTACTAAAACGGGTGCTCAAACATTATACTTTACAGCACCACAAGCTTATTTAAATGAAATAATGACATATCATGTAGATATGGATGGTAATTATGTAAAAATGAGTCCAAATGAATCTCAAATGAAATGGATGAATTACAATGCTCAAATAGATTTAGATAGAGCAATGAGATTACCTGGTAATATTGTTCCAACTGCTACTTTAGATGAGAATAATAATCCAATAGGATGGTATTATTTTGGTATAAATCCTAATGATGGTACACCATTAAGATCTGATGAATATATATTTGTTCCTAATAAAAATGTAATAACTGCAGTAGATGTTGTAGAAGGACAAATTGTAGAAACAAGAGCCACAGGAGAGCCTAGCGGTGCTATAGATGTAGATGATAATACTAGAGATTTAGCTAGAATATTAATGTTAAATGATCCTAATCAAGCGGCTACTAAAAAATTCTGGTATAATCAGTTAGACGTAACACCTGCTACTGAACCTATTAAAAGAGAATTTGACAAAACGCCTATTATTAATAATAATGATAATACTATTATTGATAATAATATTAATATCGATAATGAAGATAAAGATAATATTATTGTAGTTGATCCGAATGATAAAAAAGATAAAAACGATAATGACTATATATTACCAGAAGAGATTGATCCAATTCCTGAAGGATTTGATGAAAACGGTAATAGAATACCAGAAGAAATAATTAAGCTGCCAAGGAAAGAAATAAATAAAGAAGAGTTTAGACAAAAAACTCAACAAACAAGAGATGATCTTGATAAGTTAATTATAAGAAACGAAGAAGCTATTATTGATCCTGATGACTATTTTGTATATACGCCAGAAGATGATCAAATTCTTAATTTCTTAACAAATGATCCAACTATAGAATCTACAACAAACCCTGGAGAAATTGATAAAGAACAATCTTTTGTACAAAGCTCGGGCCCTGGAGCATTAGTAATAACACAACCTGGAGATGAGATATTCCCAGAAGGTGCTATGATGAGTAATGATTATAGGATTTGGAATTTAACTACAGGTCAACAATTAGACCAAAATGGTAATGTTATAGGACCAAGAGAGTATGATCATTATTATTATCAAAATGATGATGGATTTACTGTACATGTTGACTTTACTTTAAGTGACAATATTGATGCAGATGGACAACCTATAGAAAGTCCTAATGAATATGATATTGATTTAGAAGGTGAGATTATAGAAAACGAAGGTAATGATCCTATTATTAATCCAAACGATACTGATATAATAGATGACGAAGATAATGATCCTTTACCAGGAGGAAATGCTCCTAATACTATAGTAACAAGTCCTCAAACTTATAATACTGAAATTACATTAAGAAATGGAACGGTGATAAAAGGAGAGTTTAATGTAGATCCAGGACAATTATGGTTTGATGATTCACAGAATACTTATCATACATGGGCTATGCATAGAGGTCCGGGTATAAAACCTGAACAAATGCAAGTTAAAAAACCATTACTTGATGCATTATTAGAAGCTGAAACTAATATTAATAAAGATATGTTTGATATATTTGCAGGATTATACGGTGATTTAGGAGGGGGCGCATTATCAGAAGACGCAACTAAACATGGAGCTGCAAAAATATTAGGATGGATTGATGAAAGTGGAAATACATATCCTTATAAAGGATTCCAGTGGAGCCCAGACGATGATACTTATTATGGAGAATTGCCTGAAGGGTTTACACAAGATGATTTAAAATTACAGTGGTCAGATAATTATAATGAGACATATCATAATAGAGATGGCTCTGTAAAAGATGAGTATTTAGGAGATAGAAAACAAATATTAAATGGTAACTTCCCTGGTTTAGAGTTAATATCAGCAGAAGAAATGACTGTAGCAGATGGAACTACTGCAAGTATAGCCGATCTTATAAAACAAGGTAAAATAGCTATAATGACTAAAACAGGTGTTATGGATCCATTTATGAGAAATAATACTAGACAATCAGATGGAAATATATTTAATATACCAATGGCAGATGTTTGGAGATCTTATGAATCTCAAAAAAGAGCTTATGATAAGTATCAAAAAGAAGGAGGTTCACCAGTTGCTCCTCCAGGACACTCATTCCATGAAGCTGGTCAAGCGTTTGATATTTCTCAATCTGATAATGATTATGGAATATATATAGTAGATCTTTCAAGTCAAGGAGAATTAAATAATATTGCATTCGGTTCAAATAAATGGAAAATGGAAACATTATTTTCTACTACAAAAGCTTTACCTGCTATACAATTAGATGATATTATATATAATGGTACAAGACCTTGGAATGGAATGGATAATGAAATTCAAAAATTAGTTACACAAAGATTAATTGATATGAATAAAAAAGATGGATATACATTAGCACAATTATCAGCTTCTAATCCTAAAAACAATGAATGGTGGCACTTCTCAATAGGTGAAATGACAACTTATAGAGAACCTTTAATGCCAGGCAATAAATATGGAACATATAAATACGTAAGATAAGATGAGTCAAAATAATTCACTACAAAATTTATTGAATAGTAGTACTCCTGAACCTGTTGAGTTAAATCCTATTACTAACTTACCAATAAAAAGAGGCAATCCTCAAAGGATTCCAGGAGCTAGTTCAGTTAAAGATTTAATAGATGGAACCTATTTAGATCCGGCTAGAGATGAGTCTTATTTTAGCAATCCTGTTAATCCCGATGACCCTTATGATTTAAAAAGAGTTGATTGGCCTGTATATGATCGTAGTCAGATTAATAAAATTCGAAATTCTAATCAAACTCATGGAGGTAGATTTTTAGCATGGCTTAATCAATCTATTGCAGAAATTGGAGGAGGTACTCTTTATGGTATAGGAGCATTATATGATTTAGTAGCAGGTAATGTAGAAAATGATTATCAAAATGCTCTTACAGAAATAGGACAAGATTGGATGGATTGGGCTAAAGATGTTACTCCTATATTTAGAAGGAATCCTGGAAAAGGTTGGGATCCTAATGATTGGGCATGGTGGGCTTCTAATGCAGTTTCATTAGTATCTACTTTATCTTTATTTATACCTGCAGCTGGAACAGTAAGAGGTGTTAGTATGGCTGGTAGAGGTGTGGGTATGTTGGGAAAAACTATGAGAGCTGCTGGTAGAACTAGTAAACTTGGTAAAAAAAGTTTAAAATTTCAACTTGGTACAGCATTAGCTAAAGTCCCTAGATTAGGAGGAAAAAGAGTACAAGCTTTAGGAGGTATGACTTTAGGGGGTTTGAGTATGAGGTATATGGAAAACTATAGAGAAGCAGGAGATACTTTTGTACAATCTTATGATAAAAACTTAGAATTTTTTCAAGATCAAGCTGCTTTTGATCGTTTTTTAGAAAGTAAAGAAGGGCAAAAATTTTTAGAAGATAATCCAGGTATTACTCTTGATGATCCTCTTTTAAAAGAAAAAGCCGCACAATGGATAGCTGGACATGCTGCGCATAAATCTTTTAATATGAATTGGCATAATGCTGCATTTGATATACTTCAATATGGTCTTGTGTTTGGACATCTTGGAAGATTAGGAAAAGGTACAAGAGCTAGTTTTTTAGCAGGGCATAGTAATAAAGTTAGACAGGCTCAAAATGCTTTACTTAAAAATCCTAAAATTCCTAAAACTAGATTAGGTAGAATATGGCAAAACTATGGTAAAAAACCTACTAAATGGGGAGCTTGGGCTTATTCTGAAGGTATAGAAGAACAAATAAACTGGATATCTATGCAAGAAGGTATAAGGTATGGAGATATTATGGCAGGTAATATGGGACCTTCTAATCCTGATTGGCTTGGTGCTGGTTTTGGTCGTCCTGATTTTTCTTTATTACCTAGTATGTTTCTAGGACCTGAAAACAGAAAACATGCATATAGCCAGCAAGGAGAATATTGGTCTTCGACATTATTTGGAGCTATGGGTGGTGGTGGATTTACTATGCTTGGAGGTTTAGCTAATAGAAAAACAAATATAGCTAGACAAAAAAGACAGATAGAAGAAATTGGTAAACGTCAAGAGTTTATAATAAATGCTTTAAATAAACGTAATGAAGCAAAACAAAAAGGAGATGTTGAAACAGTTAAAGAACAAAATAGATTATTAGCTATTAATTTAGGGTTAAATGCATCTCAAGCAGGGAATGTAGATTTACTATTAGAGCAAATAAATGATGAGAATTTTGATCAATTACTTTTAGATAATGGTATTACTCAAGAAGAGTTAAATACAACTAAAAAAGACATTATCAATGTAATTAATAATACTGAAAAACGCTATAGAAAGTATAGTGATACAATATTTGGTACAGAATATGGAGCAGGTGCAGCAAGAGCTGTAGTAGAATTAGAAATGGCTATGGATATGTATTCTGAGCTAATGGAAGATATTGATAATAGAATAGAAGAATCTCAAGAGAGTACTAAAGTAGCCGAAGAAAAATCTAAAATAGGTACTAATACTAAAAGACGTAGACAAATACAAACTAATATTATTAGTTTGAATCAAACTATAGAAAAAGTAAAAACTATTATTGAAAATCTAGAAAATGATAATGCTACACCTAATTTAAGTAAAGAAGAAAAACAACAAAATGATTCTACTATTGCTGGTTTTAAACAGGCTTTAAATAATTTTGAAGTTGAATTAAAAGACTTGACTAAAGAAGGAGCAGATTTAGAAAAAAATTCAAAAGAAACTTATACAGAAGATCAATTTAATGCAGAACAAGAGTATTTAAATCAGACTAATAGAAATGATGTTATACAATTAGCTAATAAAAAACAAATTTATAAAGCTAATAGATTAGCAGCTTGGAAGCAAATGAATGAAATACTTAGTGGTAATTATGAATTTACTGTTAAGCAAAAATCTGATAAGGTAGAAGATGCATTACTTTCAGAAAAAGAACAAAAGAAAAGACTTAAGTTAGATGAACAAGATCGTGCTGATATTGAAAGAAGATGGAACTCGATAACAAAAAAGAATGCAAGAGATACAGAGAATGATGCTATTATACAAGACTTCTTAGACCTAACATCAGATCCTAATACTAATCAAGATCAAATAGATATTTTTGTAGATGAATATAGAGATAATAGCGAAGTTCAAACTCGACTTAAACCTCTTATTCGTAATTGGAAAACTAGAAAAAAACAACTAGAGTTACAGTCTTCTATAGATCAACTAAAAAAACTTAGCTCAGAAGTTAATGAAGCTGTAAAAGAAGGTAAAGAAATTGAAAATATAGATAAAGTTATTAATGAAGTTATGCTTCTATTAAATAATATATGGGGTAAGAAAGGATTTCGTAGAGATTCTTCAGGAAAAGATTTATCTAAAAAACAATTTGAACAAAAAAGAAAAGATTATAAATGGGCAGAGCATCTAACTGGTTTTTTAGCTAGATATAAACATGGTATACCAGAATCTTTAAACTGGGAATGGGATAAATTATTTGATAATTTTGTTCCTAATGTACAAGTTATGTGGAATAATCGTATAGGTGTTATATATGCTGAAAGCGGTGCTTTATTTTTTGAAGATGAGAAACAAAATAAAGTACAGGTAACTGAGAACAATGATATTTTATATAATTTAAATATGATTGTGTTAAAAAATAGTACTACTATACCTTTAACTGTACATGAAGATGGTAGAACATTTAGAATAAATGGAGATTATTATAGTAATCTACATGAAGATCCTACTGATGCTATTAAATATAATAAAGAAGATATTCCAATATCTGTTACTTTAACTAGATGGATAGGAAATGACATTACTATTACTACCCCAGGTATTGTAATGGACATAGCTAGAGTTATAGAGACTTTAGAAGCTGTAAAAATAGCTAAATTTGCTGAGTTTAATAATCAAGAAAATTCTTTAGATTTAGGAGATACTATTCATTATGCTATTTGGAAAAAGACTTCAAATGGTTATAAGCTTGTAGTAATGAATGAAGAGACTGGTAAAGCAGTTAGAGGTAAGAAAGCTAAAGAATTAAAGCATATAGCAAATGAAATGCTAAGCTATAAAATAGAAACTGAAATTAACAAAATAAAACAAAAATTCAATGAATCTATCACAACTCATAATGTTACTCCCTCCCCGATTACAAAAGAAACTCTTAGCGGTACCCCCGGTCAAGCAGCCCGGATTTCTGAAGAAGTTGAGGAATCCAACCCCCAAAAGCAAGAAGAAAAAATAAGCGCTGAGGTACAATCTGCTAGTCCTATTGTTAATGTAGACAGAACAGAAGTTAGTCAAAAAGAAAAGGATGAAATATTAAATAAAATAAATAATGATGCTTTAGAAAAAGATAAAGCGAATGCAGAACAGGTTATAGAAAACGAAAAGAAAAATCAAACAGAAAATCTAGAACAAGAAGTAGGTACAAGTATTGATAGTTTAATAAATGAAAATAAATCTGATGCAGAAAAAACTGTTAATTTAGTAGAGTCTTCTGTTAACCAGCAGGAAAGTACACCACCAAAGAAACAACGTCCTAAAAAAGCTATTACTAATCCTACTGCTACTAATAAAAATAAAGTAGAGCTAGATAGATCTTACCCACAAGCTTGGACTCCGCAATTTGTAGGAGTTAATTTAAGTACTAAAGAAAATCCTTTATGGGTACAAGCACTTGATAGAAACGGTAATAGTATGCCAGTATTTGTAAGGTCAAATGGAGCTCCTTATAGAATTATACCTGAGTCCTTTTTAACGCCTACACAACTAGATCAAATAGATAAAAAAAGTCCAGGCCCAGGAACAATAAATACTGTTTTTTATAACGAACCTAGAGTAAATCAAAATAATAAAGTTATACGAGAGGGGAATCGTATCATAGTAAATAAAGAAAAACTAGTTAGATATACTGTATTAAATCCTAAAACTAAAAAAAGAGAAAATGCTGTTATGATTATCTATCCAGGATCGATAAATCAATCTGATATTATAGATTTTGATGTAGCTAATAGCCCAGAGACTGGGGTAGGAACAGATGTAATATTAAGAGTAGAACCTAATTGGCAATATCATAGAAGTAAAAATCCTAATGATGTAATAATTACTGTTAGATTAGCGGGAAGAACTGATACTATTATTTCTACAATGCGTGGAGGTTCAGCTCAGTTTAAACAAAATTTATTACTTAGAAAAAATGTAGCAGAGGCTTTAAAAGGTAATAGGTCTATGGATATTAAAGCTAAGATCGCTGGTAAAACAGATGGTTTTGTTACTAATATAAAAAAGAAAGGTAAATCTGTAAAACAATCTATAGATGTATTACAAGGGCCTATAGTAATTGGATATGGTATGGAAGGTACAGTGCGTATACCTAATTCTGATGTATCTGTTTCCAACTCAGAATTTGTTGAAAATGGTACTATTTATTTAGCTACTAAATCTGCTAGCGGAAGAATGATTCCTATTAGATTAGAAACTTCTAATTTAAATAATATAGCTGCAAATAAAGTTGTAGATATAATTTTAGATAATAAGCTAACAGAAGAAGAAAGAAGACAAGAAGTAAATAAAATAATACAAGTTTATGGTAAACTTGAAGAAGATACACAATTAGCTATGGATAATTATAGAATTAAATTTCCATATGCTGGTAAAATGATAGGGCTACAAATACATGCAGAAGGTAGTGATCAAATAAGTAACTTCGAGAAATTTATAACAGGTAAACCTTTTAAATATATTTTATATGATTCACAAGGTTTAATACAATCTGTAGGAGAAATACAAAAATCTGATGGTAAAACAGCTCAAAGAATATTAAGAGATAGTTCGGATTTTTCACAACAACTATTAGTAAATAATAGAAATGTATTTGTAGAATATTTAAAAACTAAAAAATATAACGTACAAGGCCATGAATTAAATATCAATGAGCCTTACAGAAGTCCTATAAATGGATATGAGTATGATAATTATATACAATACTTATCAGATCCTGATTTTAGTATATTAACTACAGATATTCCGGGGGGAAATGCATCTAAATTTCATCATTCAATTATTTATACAGAAGTAGTAGATGATACAACATCTATTCCTTTTGAAAAAGCAGATCTAACTAAAGCAGAAATTAAAGAGTTAACTACACCTTCATTAGATGAACAAGTTGTAGAAGCTATAGAAGATGAAGCAACTATGTCTATAGATGATCTGATTGAGAATAATAAGAAAAAACCTAAGACTAAAAACGATATAGATAATTTAGATGATATTAATTTACCTGATATTAAATTAAGAGAAGTAAATGTTGTAAATCCTCCATCTTATAATATGTTGACACAAGAAGAGGTAGATTGGTTTAAAGAAAAGTTTGGTGAGCAGGGTTTAAATGTATTAGAACGTGTTAAGTGGATACGTGTATCTAAAGGTAGAAACGCATGGGGATTTTATAGAAACGGTTTAGTTACATTAGCACGAGAGGGTAAAGAAGGTACAGCATACTGGGAAGCGTTTAGAAGAGTATTTGATATTCATTTATCAGAAGAAGAAAAAGCAGATATATTATTAGAAGCTGATAATAAGTATGGTTATGATATGTTAATGGCACAAGAAGAAGCAGGTGTAGATATATCAAAGGCTACTTATTCTAACGAGCAATTAGAAACAGCCCTTGCAAGAGATTTTATGGATTTCATGATGAATGAAAAAGATCCTTCTTTTAAAGGTAAAATAAAAAGATTCTTTAAAGAATTATTATATACTATCAAAAACTTTTTAGGATTAAATAATAGTATAGAAAGATTATTTAGAAATATCCGTGATACAAATTATAACAATTATACATTAGAAGAATTAAATAAGTTATCAAAAGTAGAAAATGAACAACTTAGGCAAATGTATAATAAGAATGGCCAGCCTATGCCACAAGAATTTGTAGAAGAGGTAGTAGGAAATATAAACCATGATTTATATACTGCTTTACAAAATAAAGCAAAACAAGATAATGTATCTTTTGAATCATATCTTAAAGATCAAAAACAATTAGATGCTTTTTACGATGCTTTAAGAGCACAATACAGAGCTATAGGTAAAAAAATATTAGATACACCTGGAATAAGTGATAGAGTTAGAAGTATCGGAGAAAACTATTTAAGAATTACAGAAGATTCTTTATGGGGTATAAGAACTGATGCTTTACATAATTTAACGTCACCTGGATTTAAAAAATTAGCTATACAAAATTTACAACCTTTATTCGGTGTAAAATATACTACATATAGAGGTAAAGAATTGACAGATGATTTAGATGCTAATGAAGTAAACGATATTGTAGAAGATGCACAACCACAAGCTCAAGAAAAAATACATGGTATAAATTACTATTATAGGCCTGTAAAAGATACTTTATCTAAAGATGTAAAAATAGGATTAAGTTTTATTGAGTCTAAAGAAAAAGGTAAGATATTAGGTAAACATAGATTTGTACCATTTGATGATGTGTATAACTATCTTGCTTTAAACTTATCCAATGCTACAGAAGGTAGAGTTATAGAAAAATTAAAAACTCTAAAGCATGAACTAGTACCTCAAGTATTAGAAAAATATACACAAGCAGGCCCAGCCTGGCAAAATAAATTTGTTACTCACTTTAATAAACAAAACATAGCTTTTAAAACTTTAGTTATTGATAACTCGGGATCTGTAAAAGTTATGTACACAAATCGTAATGGTCTTGAACGGCAAATTATAAATGATTGGATGGGTAACAAAGCATCTTCACCTATATTTACAGAAGTTAATGGTGAAAATGATAAAATTAATGTAGAAAAAGCTAAAGAATTTAAAGCTATTTTAGAAAATGATTTAGTAAAAATATATAATAAATATAGAAACACATCTAAAATATCAGAGCAAACAGCAGGTAAAAAAGAATACATGGTTCCTATGATGAAAGTTCTAAAGAGTCTGGGTATAACTTTACCTCAGAATATGAAGAATGATTTGTTTAAAGATGAGACTGTTAGTGTTAAAGATCTTCATGCATATATGTTTGGGCCCAACTCGTTTCAATATGTATTTAAAAATCTAGCGCTAGGAAGAAGTCCTTACATGGCTAATAATATGGAGATGGGGGCTTTAGGTAAATTAGCTAAATTTGTTGCTCAATATAAAGTAGATTCTTATTTAGCGTCATTTATTGGAGGTAATAGAAAAAGTATATATTCTATTAATTTAAATACTTTTGATTCAGAAAGAACTTTAGCATTAAGATCTGATGAAACTTTTAAAGAAACAATAGCTAAATATTTTTCTGATGTATTTTATAAACCTAATTCCAAAACATCCCATGTGTTATTAGATATGTTACTTAAGCATCCTACTGTAAGAAACAACTTCCAATTAAGTACATTTGATGTAATAAAAGATAGAGGTAATTTTGGTAGAGCTACAGCTTATGATCGAATGACAGAAAATTTATCTGCAATAACTAGATTTGCTATGTTTAATAATAGCGGAAATGTTTTTGGAGAATTTAGTACAGGTACTAAATCTGATAAAGGTCAGTTTAAATTTTTAACATTACCTAAAATACATCCTAAAAACAAAGCATTTGGTATGTGGAAATCAACTAAGCTTGGTACAGAAGGCTTTATAGAAACAGCTATAGAGTTATTAAGACCATTAGCATTAGGAGAATATGCACGTATATCTAAAGTAGAACGTCAATTATTTGATGTTAATATGGATCCTAAACATTTAATAAAGAATTTTCATTATAGAAATGAACCGGGAGATATGGATGCTAATGGATTAAAGTTTATGTTATTTAGAACTTTAAACGAATCAGAAATATTTAATGAAGATACTAATAGACTAGAAGCTATAGCAGACACTAATGAATCTGACATTGAAGTATATAATAAATTAGCAGGAGTAATAGATGCTCATATTAAAGCATATATAAGAAAACAAATAAGTAAAACAATAGATGCTTTTGTTGAAGCTAAAGCTATAGTAAAAGTAGGAAAAGAATTACATAATATTAATCTTCCTTTAAATGCTATAGCAAATAAAAGGATAGGTAAAGATGTTACACCGGCTATAATAGAATTTGCTATTAATGATATTGTTATGAAGCCTTATATAAATACTATATTCGGACCTGAACTTGCTTTCTATAAAACTGATAAAACAGGTAATCCTATGGTAGATGCGGGGAAAAGACAATATCAATCAGTTACTCCTAAAATGAATCTTACATATAACGAAGAGCATGACTATGGAGCTAAACCTAAATTTACACACGCAGTAGTTAGGGATATAATTAAAAGAAGCCCAGAAACTGTAGAAAGATTTCAAAAAATATTAGAAAAATCCGGAGTAGAAAGTACAGAAGCTAAAAAAATAGCTTCCGCTTATACAGAAGTTTTAAAAACGGATGCTCAAGGATATACGACTTTAGAATTCCATAAAAGACAAATGGAGTCCCAGGGTAAATGGTCTAAAGAACATCAGAATGCATATGAAATGTATTGGAGAAAAGGATTAATGGGAGGAAAGGCTGAACAAGAACTTTTATTAGATCCTTTAAAAACATATTTCTTTGGAGAAGTATTAGAAAATGACGGTCATAATAATGAAACTTTAGTATTTAAACAAATAAAACACTCTACTGTACCATTATTAAAATCTTATACTCAGGCTTTTGCAGAAGAAGGTATAACTACATTAGATGATCTTAGACAACGTATGGAAGCTACTGGTAAATATAAAGGTATGCAACATATTGATATGATTAATTTTGAAAGTGGTGTAAAAGTAGGTATATCAGGATTATCTAATGTTCAAGATTTATCTAATGTAAATGTAGAAGTTTTAGAAAGTAAGTATTTAGGATCACCTCAAATAATTACAACTAGACCTAAAGACCCATTATTTGGTTCTCAATTTGCTAAATTATTACCTTCAAATATAAATAATGAAGATAGTTATTCTCTGCCTAATGGAGATAGATTATTAGGATCGGAATTAAAAACTTTATACAATGACTTATGGTATGAAAAAATAGAAAGATCTTCTAATAAACTATCAAAAAAATTAGGATATAGAGCATTCATGGATGTTTTAACTACAATGAATGAAAATCCTACAGCTGTATCACCAGAACAATTTGCTGCAGCGCAGTTAAAGTTTTTAAAGAAAGTTAAAAATGAAGTATATCAAATGTTACAAGAAAGAGAATTACCTGATAATTATTTCTTAGCATTAGATATAGAAGAGTTAATAGATGATGTTGATAGATACGGTTATGTAACACCTATGGCATTCCCTACTTTTTCTAAACGGTTTGAAAATATATTATTATCTCTATTTAAAAATAATATATTAAAACAAAAAGCTAAAGGAATGAGCGCAGTACAAGTAGCAGACTTTGGCTATTCTTTAAATAACGAGCTTAAAATTGAAGCTAATAGTAATGGAGGTATATATGCTGAAGTTGCATTACCTTATGATTTAGTACATAAATTAGGATTAGAAGTAGGAAGTGACTTATCTGCAGTAGATCCGTCTTTATTAGAATTAATAGGATATCGTATTCCTACACAGGGTAAAAACTCAATGCTGATGTTAAAAGTAGCAAGAATTTTACCTAAGAATATGGGTGCAGTTATACAATTACCTGCAGAAATAACAACAATTATGGGATCTGATTTTGATATAGATAAAATGTATATCATGTTCCCAGAGTTAACAAAAGAAAAAAGAAGAGAGTCAGCATTTAAAATAGGACAATATAGAACTAAAAAAACTTTTGAGGGCTTATCTGATCAAGCTGTTAATCAAGCTTTATTTGATATATCTGCAAGTATATTGTCATCTAAACATTCTGTAAAAGAAATCTTAACACCATTAGATTCTGATACATATGCTAATGCTATAAAAGATTATCAAGAGGCTAGAATTACAGAAGATATATCTGACTTTGATGTATTTACCCCGGCTGCGGATATGTATTTAGAGAAAATAAATAAAGATGCATCTATGCTAATCGGTTTATTTTCTATGCATTCTACATCACATGCTCTAGCGCAAGATATGGATATTAAATTAAATAATGTAGCAGTTTATTTTAACAGTAACAAAGGACAAGAGCATACAAGTTTAAGTAATATCTATGATTTTGATGGTAATTATATTTCTGATCATATAAAAGATGACCAAAATGAGTCTATAGATAATGCTAAAAATCAAAGAATAGGTCCCGCGGGAGTTACAGTATATAATCATGGTGTAAAAATGTTATTAAACAGAGTAGGTGTTCCTGGAAGAGCATCTCTTGATTTTATTAATCAGCCTATTATAAAACAATATCAAAAAGAAAGAGCTACAAATACGAGTAATGTATCTGATCAAAAACTTGCAGAAAAAGTAGCAGAAGAATGGCAAGTAAAACAAGAATTTTTAGAAGCTAAAAAACTATTTGGAGAAGACAGATTTTTTACTCCAAGTGCAGCTTCTTTAAAGAAATCATTAAAACATACTAAAGGTGGCCAAAGAGAGCATAAAGTACAACAAGCTCAATTATTAGCAGATTTCTTTAATTATATAGATATTGCTAGAGATATATCTAAATTAAATATGCTATTAAATCCAGAAGGATTAAAGAACTTTAGTAGATTAAGTTTCTTAGAAAACTTTAAAAATGCACAAGCGCATTTAGAATCTAGTATGTCTTTTATAGATATAGGTAAAATGCCAAAAAGAACAGAAGCATTCATTAAATTTGGTATAGATGAAGCTATCGATACAACAAGTTATTTTATTCCATTTAATAAAGAAGGATTTTTAGAATTAAAAAGAAAAATAGCTAAATATACAGGACAGAGAGATGGTGTTTTATCACAAGAGTCAATAGAAACTATAAATAGTTTAGCTCTTTATTATGTGTTTACACAGCCCCATTCTCCTTTAGCGGATCTATTTTATACTGATGGAAAGTCTGATATGTCATTAGTTAAGGAAAGATTGTTTACATTATCAGGATCCACAGTATCTAGGTTTTTAAATCTAAGAGCTAATAAAAATATGCATAATGATAAATTCTTTGGTATGTTATATGCTCATACAGAGAATACAGGTAAAAATAAGTTTATTAAATTATTAGCATTTAATAATACAAGTAAATTAGATGCTGCTAAAAAGTCGGCTATTACAGATAGATGGGAGCAGTTATTAGATCCTAATGTTACAAAAGATGTAGAAGTAAGAAGGATGGCAGAAGCATTAGTTCTTTATTCTATTATTACTTCAGGATTTATCTCTACAGGTCCTAATACATTTGTAGATTTAATTCCTAATTCATACTGGTCTAATAAATCAGAGAATAGAGATTCATTAAGTAATTTCTTTAGAAAAGAAGTTAGAACAATGGATTATTCAAATTACTTTGATGACAATGCTGCAAGACAGATAATAAGAAATTCTTATAAAGACCCCGGATTATTAAAAACAGTAGATAAATCAAGTTTAGTACATAATGATTTAGTAAAAAATAAAGGTTATAATAAAAATTACTATTTTATCCACAAAGAAGCAGCAGGTGATATTTTAATGAAAGATAGCCCGGGAACAAAAGCTTATGTAGAGTATTTTAAAACTTGGGAAAATAAATGGAGATTATATCAACTAACTGAAGCTACAGAAACTGGGGCTATATACCAAGAAATACAGCCTTTAGGAGAAAGATACAAATTTGTAGAGATGACTAGTAAAGATGCTTTAATTGAAAGTATACATCCTGTAAACAGAACAAAGCACAAGCAGTCTATAGATCAAACATTAACTAATTTACCACCTAATACAACAGAAGCTACAGAAAGTATTGATGATATAATGGGTATGCCACAATTAGCAGCTGAAAAAGTATTAGAAACAAAAATACAAGATCTAGAAGGTAGACTATTAACATGGCTGAAAAAAGAATTTGGAATTGGCCATAGAAGTTATAATGTTTTAAAAACAAAAACAGGAAAAGATGCTTTAGGTATAGCAGATATTATGCATAAACTAATACATATCTCTAATAGAAGAGATCGTTATACAGTACCAGAAGAAACTGCACATTTCTTTATCGAAATGTTAAAAGATAAGACTATAGTTAAAAAATTAATGAGTTTAGCTAGTAAAACTAATCTACACGGTGAAGTATTAAGAGATTATGCAGATGTTTATAATACTCCCGAAGAGTTTCAAAAAGAAACGGCCGGTAAAATATTAGGAAAATACATTGTTTCTGAGTATTATCAAGGAAAAGGCTTTAGTATTGGCACAGAAACAGAGTTTGTTAAAGAATATAGAGGGTTTTTAGGCATATTAAAGAAGATTTGGGACAGAATTAGATCAATTTTTGTAGGAGAATCTGCAAGTAATGAGTTAAATAGACATATTAGAGATGTTTTTGGACAAAAAGCGAGACAAATATTAAATGGAAGCGCATTAGGATTAGATGTTAATCTATTAAGAGAGCATACAATACAAAAATACTATAGTATTGGTAGTATTATGGAAGGTGCGGGTAAATTAGGAGAAGGTGCGCTTAATAAGATCGGTAAAACATTAAGTATATTAGATTTTAGTGATAGTCAATTAAAAGAATTAAAAGAAAAAGGTAAAGAATTATTACAAAGAAGAGCTACCTGGAAGCAGGCAGACTTTTTTACAGAGTTACTTGCAGATAGTAATAGAATAACAGAGCCTACAGAAGAAAATCAATATTATACTAAAGATGGTATACAATTAACACGAGTTACATCTGTTCAAGATTATTTTACTGATGCATTTGCGGAAGAAGAAATGGCAAAAAAAGTAGCTAAATCAAACAGAGCAAAAGGAGATATATTTAATTCTGCAGAAAGAGTATTAAATTTATGGAAATTCTTACAAGAAGGTGGGACAGAAATCCATAAAGTAATGCAAGGAATTATAGAAGGTAAATCTAATAAGCAGGTTATGGAATCTGTTAATATAGATCCAAAAAGTAAAAAAGCTATTCAAAGTTCTTTATCTATATTAAGATCTTGGGTACAAGATAAGCTTAATAAAGGTAGTATATTACATGCAGAAGTTAAAGTAGCAGACATGAACAATCTAATGGCCGGTACAATAGATGTTATAGAAAGAACATCTGGGGGTCGAGTATTTCTACACGACTTTAAAACTAAGGTCCTTGGAAAGTTAATTGAAATAGAAAAAAGATTACCTAACTTTAAATATGCATTATCAGGAGTGCCTAATACTATACTGAATCAATATAGATTACAACTTTCGCTATACAAATATATGTTAGAGAGAAAAGGAATTAAGGTAGATGGTATTAAAGTACAACCATTAGAAGCAGGTGTTAATATAACCCCAGAAACAGGCGTTATTAATTATACATCATTAGCATTTCCAAGTGCTACATCACCTGTATTAAATAAATTAAATAATTTAAAACCTATTGATAATACTATTTTATCTAACGTTGTAAAGAAACTTAATCCAGAATCAACAGGTGTCGCTGAAGAATTAAAAGAAAAAGATGCTGCAGTTAGAGTATTACAACAAGCTAAAGATGTTATTAAAAAGAAAATTGATAGGTATAAGAAATCAGGAAATCCTAATTACTTAGATGCTATGCAGGAACTTTCTAATCAATTAGAAGAAGTAAGTGAAAAAGAAGGTATTGTTTTATTTGTAAAAAGAGCACTAAAAGAAATAAACGATGCGCATAAAAGATTATTACAACTGCAGAAAGATGATGCAGTAACTGCAAGAAATTTAGCAGAGATAAGAAATTATGTATCAGCATATGAGATCTTAGATGAAATGACTTTATTAGCACCATCATTAGGAAAAACAGGCTATGAAAATCTTATTAAAACATATGTTGCACCGGCTGTACTAAAAAGACAACAGGTAGAAGAATTGTATAAAGCTTTAGGAAGACCTATTATTGCAGACTTTTTAAGTAAGTATAGTACTAAGCCTGGGATGACTAAACAGAAGATGGAAGCAGAACTTATCAAAGCTAGTAGAGATATAGGTTATTTAGCTAGATGGTTAAATGCATTAGCAGATTCTAAGATGACTGAGCTTGCTATGATCGATAAGCATATAGGTATCCAAAGAAATATTGTACAAGAAGCTAAATATAATCTAGAATATGGCGCTGGTAAGGCTGAAGGTTTACTTGATATTGTAAAAGAATATGAAGATCATAGATCTAGTGAGGGAGCAAGTGTTACTAATTATGTTCAATTATTTGAGCCTATATTAGAATTCCATAATGGTAAGCCAACAGGATATATAGTAGGCCCATTATCTTATGAGTTTAGAAAAAAGAAATATGATTTTATTCAGGCTAAAAAAGCAGCTGGAGAAGCTATTACATCTAGAATATGGAATGAATTCTATGAAGATAATAAATTTGTTGAAGATCCTAAATATAAAGCATTGATGGCATTACCAGAGTCTAATCCAACAAGAAAATTTTATGATTTCTTTATAGAAAATTATAAATATGCGCAAAGTATATTACCTTCTTTTGCAAGAAGAGGTTTAATGTTACCCGGATTAAGAAAAACACCACAAGAAAAGTTTATGGAAACAGCTGGATTTGTTGGATTAAAAGGAGGATGGAACGCAGTAAAAGAAGCTGCATTACAAAAGTTTACTATACTTGAAGATGAAACTGAATACAAAGAAAAAGTAGATGAAAAAGGAGATGCTATGCATTATGTTCCTATACACTACAGTGAGAAAATAGGATTCGAAGAAGGTATGTTAAATCCTGAAGAAGTATCTTATGATCTAAGTAGCGCATTATCTATGTATTATACTATGGCTGTTAATAATCAACAAATGAATGAGATAATAGCAGAATTAGAATTAACTAAAGAATTAATAAGAACTAGAAAAGTTACTAAACTAAAAAGTGGTTTACCTGTTATTGATTCAGTTACTGATGCACAAGTTACTACAGAAGGAGTACAGTCTTTAGCTTATAATAGATTAGTTGATTATCTAAATATGGTTGTTTATGGAGAAAGAAAGAAAAGAGGAGGAGATGTAATGACTATAGCTGGAAAAAAAGTCCCTATGGATAAAATAATGGATGGTTTCTTATCTTATAATAGTTTAAGAGTACTAGCATTAAACCCTCATGCGGGTTATGTAAACGTAGCATTTGGTAATTTAATGAATAGTATTGAAGCTTTTGCTGGTCAATATTTTGGTAAAAAGAATTTCATAAAAGCAAAAACAGCTTATTGGGGAGGTTTATCAGGAATATTAAAAGATACTGTTGGAAGAGTACCTACATCTAAGATCGGATTAATGAATGAATACTATAATGTATTACAACATTTTGATGAGTTTGGAAATAGAATAAAGCATAAGTCTTTAGCAATGCGTGGTATGAATACCGGCTCATTCTTCTTTATGATGACTATGGGGGAACATATGTTACAGACACAGTTATTTATGGCAATGGCTTATAATAAAACATTTAAACTAGCAAATGGTAAAACAATTAATTTATGGGATGCTCATAAAGTAGTAGATGGTAAGTTAGAACTGAATCCAGAAGTTGCAGAACAGTTTAATCAAACAGAAAGAGCTATATTTAAAGAAAAAGTACAGGGGGTTTATCAAAGATTGCATGGTATATATAATCAAAAAGATAGAAATGCTATACAGCAGTATGCTTCAGGTAGATGGGTTATGCAATTACGTAAATGGATGCCATCAGGATTCCAAAGAAGGTTTGAAGGAATAGAAAAACTATGGTACGACAAAAAATCTGAGTTTAAAGGACCAGAATGGAATGAAAGATTACAATCTTATGTAGAAGGTAACTATGTTACTATGATGAGATTTATGAATCAATTAAAGTGGGATATTGCTAAGTTAAAAATATATAGTATAAAAGAAAAATGGAATGAGTTAGATACTTGGCAAAAACAAAATGTAAAACGTACAACAGGAGAAATAGCAAGTTTCCTTGCATTATTGGCATTATCAGGGTTAATAAGATCTGACGATGATAAAGATAAAGGTTATGTATATTACCAGTCTTTATATACAGTGCACAGAGTTAAACAAGAATTATTATTCTTCTCATGGATACCTGAAACATTTAACGTTCTTAAAGCTCCTGCAGCTAGTATAACATCCATTGAAGTAATATTAGATTTAGTTGCTCAAATATTAGAAGACACAGGATCTATAATGATGGGACAAGATATAGAAAGATATAAAAGAAAAACAGGAAGATGGGATAAAGGAGATCCTAAAATATGGTCTAAACTATATAAAACATTCCCATTAAGACAATTATCACAAAAAGCTAAAGATAAGTTAAGCTGGTTCCACTTGAATTAATGAGAGAGTTTGATGAGTTATATGAAGAAGAGTTTTCTGAAGAAGAAAAAGAATCTATCAGAAGATCTTCTATGATTAATACATATAGATTGCTTGTAAGTAATTATGATTTTAGTATATTCCCTGATAATTTATTTTGGTTATTATCTGATTACAATGAAGAGCATGTATTTGATGTTTTATTAGAATATTTTGAGTCTACTGAAGAATATGAGCTGTGTGCGGATATTAAAAGAATGAAAGATAATTTTATAAAAATAAAAAACAGCCGTGCAGCTAAAAAAAACACAATGATTCGATACATCATGGGGCCTAACGATGAAAAGTAGACACTACATTCCTATAATGTCTACTATATTCATCAATTTCTTAAATTTATTCCTATCAAAGTATTCATCGTTCTTATTAAGTATAGGCCAAACTTCATCGTCACTCGATAATTTTACATTGAGTCTATTCTCCCAGTAAATTTTTAAAGAGTTATCCTTATCCAGGATCAAGGGCATTGGGCTATCTTTAGTACGATGTCTCATAATACGAATTTTAGCGGGATCGGAAAATTGTGAGTATTTACCTTCAATAAACCTTTTATAATCAACAAGAAAAGAAGGAGATATAGTAAATACAAACATTATATACTTACCTTGATATAATTCATAGGAAGTTTTAAAATATTTATCATTTTCTAACATCTTTTCTAATCTCATGAAATGTCTATTTCCATAAAACCTCATTAACACAAAAACATCAGGAGATTCTAAATCCCAATCTAGCATAGCAATATCACCAAGATATGCATTTACTAAATAGGGATTTAAATCTACCTTATCATAACCCGTTAATGGGAATAGAAAATCTAAGGTTTTTGTAGGTTTAACTTTATCAGCAATTCTCCTTAATTCTTGAGATATTCTCATCTGATAATTTTAAGTTAACAATTCCATTATTTTTGTAATACTCCATTGGGAAATCCCAAAGGTTATTAGATACATGCCATTTATATCTTCCGATTAATTCATTAAATTCATCTGTACCAACAGATAAATCTGTTAAATCTGGCTTGTAAACAACACATTCATGTAACCCGGTAGTTTGCACTACCACAATATAACAATTAATATCGTAGTCTTGAATACTTATTCCAAGAGTTTTCAAATAGCTAATTACTGCTAGTCTATAAATAGCCATTTGTCTATAATAATTATAAGAAAAATAACTTCTCTCAAAATTATAAACAGACTTAGAAGTAGTCTTCAAGTCTACAATATTAACTGTTTTTGCAGTTACATCAAGTATTAAATTATCAATAATGGATTTTACATTAACATCTTTATAAATCCAAGAAATTTCAAACTCAGGTTTTCCATCTTTGTCCTCATCAGGAAACAATAGCGGATTTGTCATCTGGTGTTCGATAAGATTATTATAACAACTTTTTATAATATCCATATCGTCTTGAGATAACACAATTTTACCCGAATTTTCTTTTAGAAATTTGTAATAAGCTTGATTCTCGTCAGAATTAAACTTTTTTAACACGGTTTCTAAGGCCGTTTTAAAGCCGGCTTTATCATAACACAATTCATGCAGTGTTTGATAACCGTCTATTTTTAATTGGTGTGGCATATTTTCATTAATCATAATAGCTTCTGCTTCTACATATGATTCAATAAATACACCCATCATTCCTCCTACAGGACTAGAATGAGATACCACATATCTATCATTAAATTCTTTATGTTCTAAAACATAACAATGAATTGCAGATCCTAAATCAAAAGCTTTACTATCTTTATGCAATTCTCTAGCCTTATATTTCTCAAAATATCTAGGGCTAACACTTAACGCACTCAATGAGGAGTGACTAACATGATCATCATTCATCTTTATTATATTTACTTAATTCAAAAATTAATTTTCTATCTTCGAAATTTTCTACAGGAATAAATTCTATTTCTCCCGAGTTTGGTATTAAAGTTATATTATCATCTTCAATCATACCCATTTCAACAAGAGTATCTTGAAAACATTTAATCCATATCCATAAGTTATCTACATCCCATTTAGGAACATAACCTTGTTTAGGAGCTCTCCATCTTAATTCTCCTCTATACATTCTTACATCACCGTGGTTAACTGTAGTGTAAACATATAATTTAACCTTCATAGGTAATAAATCTTTTAATTCTAACACAGGTGGAATGTATTGAGATATATAAGTATGCATTCTTCGAACTACTAAAGCTCTTAAATGATAATTCATACCCGTAAATAATTTTTGACCGTTTATCTTTATATATTTATTTTTTGTTTTAGCAATATGTGTGATAAACTTGGGGATAGTTATTAATACTTTATCCATAACATTATTTTTTAGGGAAATAGGGAGCCCGTTAAGACCCCCTCCCTGATTAACTTATTTAGAAATTTCAGCAGCTAAACGATCATTTTGAGCCAGTTCGGCTTCAAGATCACTTATTTGCTTTCTTTTAGCTTCCTCATATGCTTTCAAATCTTTTTTCATAGATTGAGCATTGAATTCACTATAATCAGACTCTAGATATACATTCTCGTTCTCACCATTACTAATAGCAATAGGAAAATATTCACAGCATCTCATTTTAGTGTTATTGTAATCTGATGGCACTGCCACCACATTACGAGGACTTACTAATACTTCAAGTATCACACCGTCACCATACCCAAAGTCATGAACATATTCCATAGATCCCACGTGTAATCCATGAGAACATGTTTGACTCGGATCAGGGTCACACTCTTCTCTTGGCATTGTAATAGGCTGACCTACTTTAATTACCATTCCATGAGCGCCACTATGATAAGGTGCAAAAGTTAATGATTGAGTATATTTCTGCTCTTGTTCGCCAGTGTCTTCATTGTACTGAAACTGAACAATTTCTTCCCCAGTCTTTTTATCATACTTTGACTTAACTTTACAGGCTTTATACGCAAGAAAATACCCTTTGTCTGTTATCGGATGGCCATTATGCTCTAGAAAGCTATATAATTGCTTTCTAACAGCTTTATCCGGATTTAATAACAGATGCTTCCAGAAATTAATTAAACCTTCTAAAGGAATATCTTCCTCCATCCATTTCATTAATTTCTTTGCTAAAAAGTTTGGTATAGGATCAGTAGTACCTTTAAGATACATTTTCCTACCACCATCAAATTCAAATCTACCATCGGTTTTACTTTGAATTCGGTGCCCAGGAGTTAGCAATTCCTGAACTTTACCTATTATGGCATTTCGTTCATCATTATCTCTAGATTTATTATAATTTTCTGCTAATTTAATAACTTTATCAGCTTCAGAGAAGCTTCTAGAAATACTTTTTGGTAGTCCATCGATAATGACCTGAACGTGGTCTTTATCAACTTTACAGACTAAATAACTATTATTCATTTTTTTACTTTATTTAATTTTTTAAACTTAACCGTCTTTTTATTCTTACTTTTTAGATAAGCTCTTAATGATAAAAACAATTCTTTATTATTAATATTGTTTTGATCAGTTTTTGCTTGAACTTGTCCTAAATTTTGAATAATTTCTAGGTCTTTGGCATACTCTTCTAATTCGATTAAAACTTCTAAAGCTTTATGATCTACACAGTCATACTTTTTACACATATCCATCAAAGCTTCTCGTTCGGTGTATCCCAAACTTCTAAATTGATTATAGTAATTAGTATGCAATTTATGCAATTTTCTCCACTTATGAAAGAGATCTTCATTAAGAGTTTTAAATATTTGAAACATATTAATATCTTCAACTCTTTCCTTAATTAGATGAGCAGTATACCATCTTTTTACAATATGATGTCCCATTTCAAATAATTGATTAACATTAATAAATTCACTTAATTCATCCTTAATACTATTAGCAACTTTCAGTATAACTACACCATCATGCTTATAATACTTTTTACGCTTCTCTTCATCAGCTTCAAAAGAAAATGTATGACTTGGATATTCTACTGAATATTGATTATAAGCATCTTCACCTTGTCTACAGATTTGACCAACAGCTTTAAGTAAATCATTATCCTTAGAATTACCATAAATAATAATACCACCCTTATCTTTGTAATTACCCATGGTTTCACCATCGGTTTCTATATTACAAAATTTAGGATTATGAGCATTATCTTGATAATATCTTCTACAAAATAATTTACCTAATCTCTTTCTTCTTGCCTGATCTGTTTCAAACTCACCCATATTCTCTAACTCTTCTTCATTAGTTACAATAACATCATCATACATTTTAAATTTATGTTTACAACCATCAATTAGTTTGCACATAATATTATAATCAGATATTATAACTTCAGGTTCTCTAGACTCTAATTTAGTATTCCATAAATCATAATCTTTTTCAGAATCAATTACTTTTTGATCACATCTATTCTTTCTTAATTGAATATATTTACCAGTAGAAGTTTCAGCTATATGATTAAGAATAGTAATATCTTTAGGCTTCCTAAATGTTTTAGTAGGCTTATCAGAACCATCTTCTTTCTTTTCATATACCTGCTCTTGATAATATACAGGATATTTTAAGAAATCTTCCCACTCAGTTGCTTTCTTAGAAACCTTAAAACCACCAGAATAATTATGATGAGTTTCTTTACTAACAGTAGCAATAGTAAAACCCATAAATAATTTTTCTATAGCCTTATCTTGTAAAGGGTTTATACTTAAAGCGCCAAGAAATTCCATCCTAACATCTTTTTGAGTTAAGTCAGCAAGATGAGATCTTACTTCAAATGTACTATTCCAATTACGTCCATAGTAATTTCTGTTACTTTTCTTAATCGAAGTAGCCATTTTAATCCAATGTAAGAAATCAGTAGCATTCTTTAATTCTCTATTACAATCATATATACAACTTTTTCTAACTTCTTCAAATTTAGCTTTAATAGCTGCTTTAGTTCTATCAGTATATCGAATATTCTCTCTTGATGGAACCAAATCAATTTCACCAATAGCAAATTTAAGAGCAGCAGGAGCACGATCTTCATTTATACCATCTAATTGATTAAAATCTAATGGATATCTTACTCTTCCAACTACACAATGTAAATCTTTATCAATCTCAGTATTTTCTAGTCCTAAAGCTACAATTAAATGTTCATCTTCATAGTCAATCTTAACACCACTTATATGAGCACCAAGACCTTCGTCTACATTTAGATATTCTATACCATCAAAATATAATAATTGCTGTTCTATAGACTTTCTAAACGTTCTAAGGTCTTTATCCTCTTGTATAGGGATAATTACTTCAGTAGAGTTTAAATCCTCTGTAGGGCTTGATTTAATCATATCCATATGAAATGCATCATTACCTTTATATAGCATATAAGAATATTTAATACCATTATGATTTGCTATAATATAAAATGTATTAGTATATGAAAATGGAGATTTAGCACCGATACCAAATCCACCAATTTGTAAATTATTATCTCTTTTAGTTGAATTACCAAACATAGTGTAGATAGTTTCTACTCTTTTTTGACTTAATCCAATACCAAAATCTCTAAATATCATTGCATTACCAATACCTAATAATATATTCTCTTCTTGAAATTCTATTTGAGGACATTTATTGTCAGGATGCCACCATTTAGGATCATCTTCATGAGTACTAGGAATAGTCTTCATTCTTTTAAGACGCTTCTCTCTATGTGCATCATAACAATTAGATGTTACCTCTCTTACTATAGAACCTATAGGATCAGAATATAAATTAATTAATGAATCGATGATAATTCCCATAGAATCTTCACCGATCTTAAATTTATTGGTTTTCATTTCATCACCAATAATTTTTTCTACGCTTTTTTCTCTGTTTATTTCCATGCGTTTATTAATTTATCTATTAAACATTTTGTTTCTTCACTTGTATGAGATTTTCTATAATCAGATATATCTTTAAATCCATTTGATCTTGTTTTAAAATTTTGTAGAAATATAGGTTTAAAACCATATATTTTCCTTAACTTATTAGCGCCTCTTACGCCAGTATAGTCAAAATCATTTAAAATATAAATATCATTGAATCTCTCATATAATTCACGAGTAACAGTATCTTTAATATTAGCAATTTCATTTTGTAGGGCTACACTTATGTAACCTAATGTTCTTAATACCATAACATCTTTTAATGCTTTAGTAATAATTAACATATTACCTGTTCTAGGTAATTGATCCCATCCTTGAAAAATAGTTCTATTAGTATTGCTCATCCATTTGTATCCTGTTAAAGATAACGGACGATAAATTTTCCATGTATATTCTTCATCCTTATAAAATAAATAACCATAAATAGGATTATTATTTACATAAGTAGCGACTGTATTGTCACCTACAAATACACATTTACAAGAAAATACATTATATACTTTAAGTAAATTCTCGTCAATACCATATTGACTCCAATAATGCTTATCTACAAAAGTAAACTTTTGTGTTTTTACATTTATTGATTTCTTAGGAGTAAAATTTAATTGCTTTATATCAGTTTGATAACCTTTATACTCTTTTGTTTTATAACCATATTGGCTATACATTAGTTCTAGGTTAAAGTCTTTGTTTATTTGAATTAATGCATCGAAGAAATTTATACCAAATTTCTTTTGTATGAAATTAAAACAATCACCAGACTCACCAGTACCAAAATCTTTATATCTAATAACTCCTCTTCGATCTACAAACAATGAAAAGCTAGGCTTGTCATCTTGTCTAAAAGGACTACTCATTACTATACCGGATTTAAAATCACGGCCTATATAATAACTAAAGATTTGATATTCACTAATTTTATTTAGTATAGCCTCTTTGGATAATTGAATATTAATTTTATACATATCTTTAATATTTTTAAATTTCCAAAAAGAAAAGGGAGGAGCTATAAATAAACCACTTTATCGCTCCTTGATCGCTAAACGCGTTATGTCAGCGCGTCATCACCGCGAGGAACTTCTCCTCCCCTATCTCAAATCATATTACCTAGAAAGGTAAACCAGATTCTGCAGGCTGCTCTGCTGCACCATTTGATGCAGTAGAAGTTAATGTAGCAGGATTATCTGCTTCATCTTTTTCCATTTTATCGAAACTTGTTATATTTAACTTAGTTGGATCAGTATCCATAGTTTCAACAAAAGGAACATATTTAGGAATAGATACATAATTATTGTAACTATAAACAGTTTTAACTCTTAGTTTTTTACCAACATAAGAATTACCGAGTAAAGTAATAACTGTTTTACCAAAATTCTCGAAAGAATCTGCATTAATAATTATTTTCTCTTCTCCCATAAATTTAGTTAGGATATGTTTTACTCTCTTCATTTGAGATTGTAATTTCTTTTCCCAACCTTCGTTGTTTGTGTCTATTGGCCATTCAAAATGATTTAATGAAGCACCTCCTTCTGATTTAAAAGTAAACTTTAAAAAGGCATTACCATTACTAGCAGTGTCAACACTTACACCCGTCATTTCTACATTCTCCGTTATACCTAACGGGAATACTGAGGTAGACGATCCCTCTGACTTAACGTCTTGATTAATTTGATACATAAATTTAATTTTAATCGATTAATTATTCATTATAGTACTTTCCCATTTCTGTTTTAATAGAACGTAAACAGTTAGGAATTAAATAGTCCGCAAACATACCTTCAGGTGATTTCGCAGTTGAAACACCATCAGATTGAGTTTGGAACATATATTCGTTCTTTCCTTTACCATCAGATTTAACTTCAGTAAATAAAACAACGCTTGACATAGACTCTAAAACAATACGATCTAATTGTTTTCCAGCTGTCATTACCTTCTTATATTGAGCACCCATATCAGTATAACCCTCTTCCGAGTGTGCTAATACAAATACATCAATATCATCAGGTAATATTTGATTTATGATAGTAAATACATCGTAAATACCACCAGATAATTGAGTCCACTTTTCGAAACCTTTAATATGTCTCTCTCCCATTACTTTATCTGTCATCATACGATTAATTGTATCTATAATAACAGTTTTAATGTGAGGAGCCTTTTCAGGTATAGCTTTCAAAATATTACATACTTCTACTAAAGATGATACTTTAGAATAATTCTTATTTTCTTTAGAATAATTCTTTTTCCATCCTTTAAAAGGTAATGCTTTTTGATCACTATTTATATAAAAAGTGCTTTTAGGATCCAAATTTCTAGTAGAGGTGGACTTGCCGGATCCAGACTTTCCACATACAATAACTAAATTCGCCATATTATTTTTCTTTTAATATATAAAACCCTAATTTTAAATAATTCATTGCATCAGCAAATCTACCATCAATACTTTCTGCTTGCGGGATCGTAGGATCCTTAGCATAAGACATAATAGCAGATACATGTTTATAAAAATAAACACTCCAAGCTTGCATAGGAGTTGTTCCGCTCAACTCTGCAGCTTTTCTAAAATTTGCTAACACATCGCCATTAGCTTGAGTATAGCCGGGTCTTTTAGCATCCTCAATATTTTTAGCTAATTCTTCTAATTGTTTTACACAATTATCATAATCTTTTCCATTATGATAAGTTACTTCCATATCTCCATCAACACTGGTATGATATGTTTCTTTATTCCACAGTTTTGTCATCTGAATTCATTTTATAATTAACACTTTCATTTGTAAAATCAACTACACGATTATACATTAATTCATTTTTCATTTTAGCAATACAAGGTTTACCCTCTCTTACTTTTAGAAAATGCCAAAATAATGCTCCAGCAGTAGTCCAAGCTTTTGGTCCATAAGTTTCTAATCCTAATTGTTCAGGATTCATAGATACCATAACCAAATCTGAAAACATATATACTGAATCACCACCAAATAAATCTTTCTTTTTAGGAAATTGTTGAGATGGTTCAGTAACACGATCTGCTTGTTCTATCTCTCTGTTTAATTGAGATAAAAATACAAATGCTATTTTATATTTTTTCTTTAATGCATTAGCCATTACCATTAGTTCAACTAATACAAGTCTCTCCATTTCATTAGCCTTACCTCTAACAAGAATAGTATGATCTAACATAATAACTACTCCTCTATCTTGATTCTCTTCTGTTGTAGCAAAATGTTCTATAGTATTTTTAATTAATTCAACTGTACCAGGCATTTCTACATACCATATAGGAAATTGAGTAATTTCTTTACTTGTTGATAATACTTTATAATAAGCAGCATCAGATAATTGATATCCTTCTATACCACTATGTAATTTTCTTGTTGTTGTATTTAATGCACTAGAAAATTTACGACTCACTAATTGTCGAGCTAGCATCTCGAAATTAAATGATAATACTGCAAATTTTTCTTCTTTATTTAATAGAAACAATTCTGTTTCTAATTGGTTGATAATAGCTGTTTTACCACTACCTGACATACCCGCTATTGTATGTATAGTGTTCCATTCTATTCCATCCATACTCACATGATTATATTTAGACCATGGAGTTCTTAAGGATTTAATTAATCCTTTTCTTCTATCATCAATATACTGAACAGCATCAAATGCTGCTTTCTTTATACTTGTATATTGCAATCTTGGTTTATTTATTTGTGTCATATTAAATCTTCGCCATATTTAGCATCGCTAGTAGATGTATTAACTTCAGCTTCAAGAAAACTAGCATAAGCATCCCAAGCATTTTTATTTAAATAGGTTTCTAAAGCATGCATATATGCCATATTACCTCCACGAGTTCTTAACTCGACTTCTTTCTTTAAACAAGCAAGAATATATTGGTGAGTTAAAGGATTACCTTTTACAATTCTATCGTATTTTTGTTTACATACAATAGCAGCTTTAGCTGATAAGCTAGAAGGTCTTAATACTCTTACTGATCTACCATTATATACCTTAACAGGATATTCATTAAATAATTCAGTAAAATAAGATTCTTCTATTCCTAATAATTTTCTCACTTTATCTCTTGCAAGAGTTATACAAGTTAAAGGATTTTGTGGATCACAAGATAATATATATCCCTGATCCACTAATCCTTGAACTTCCTTTCTAGCAAATCCATATAGATTTACATACTTTACAAATAAATCAACTTTGTTCTCAAATAGTAAATTTAACATTACATATTGAGACGCGGTAAGTTTGTTCTTGATCAATCCAAGAACATTGATTTCTATATTCATATCGGGAAATTTTTTGAGTTATAAAGATAATTAATTTATAGTTTATATGCAACTATTTATTAGAAAATATAACGTATTTTATTCCAAGGAATTACTCTGTTATGTAGCCTAATAAATTGATCTATAAACTGTCTTTTTAAGCCAGATCTATATCTAAGATTTCTTCCTCCATATTGAGAAGTTTTAAACTCTTGCTCATTAGGTTTCCATAAATCATTTTCTGCTTTAGGATTCTGTGCAAGATTATAAGTATGTCTGTTTTCATTATGTGTTAAAAATATACACTCTGCTAAAACTTCACTTTTATAATCTACATAATCATTCATCATATTAAATAATTCTTCATAATCATCTAACCATTTATCATAAACTATGATAGGAGAATAATTAACATGCACGTCATATCCTGCATCAATAAAAGCATTAATTGCTTTTATACGATCTATAATCTTAGACGTGTTAGGCTCATGTATATCAGCTTTACACTGTGGCATGAGACTAAATCTAATCCTAATTTTACCTTTAGGATCAAATGATATTAGATCTGGGTTTACATATTTAGTTGCAAAACTACCCATTGCTGTATCATGATCTCTAAAGAACTTAAATATTTTACGCCACTCGTGATGTTTAGCATGAAGAGCAAAATCTTCATTACAACTAATATCATAAGTGATGTACTTTTTATGTGTTTGATTAGGTTTACTTATTTCCATTGGAGCAAACCAAGCATGCTTGTTTATTTCTGATAATATATCTTCTGTATTTGTAGCGATAGACAAACCACTAGGTTTATTACGCTTCATATAACAATAAGAACAATTATATAAACAGCCATGACCAAAGCTAGGAGATATGTAATCTGTAGATCGACCAGATAATCTAATTTTAAAAGATTTTCTTTTGACTTTTTCTACATTTACTATAGGTTTAATTTTTTTATAACTTGTAATTAACTGACTACCAATAGTATAGACCTTCTTCTCAAGAAGTCTGCCTTTATACTCATAGTAATCTTGTATTGCTTCATAAGGTACCCCGTTAATACCTTCATCCCATATTTTAGCCATCTTTATTTAGTATTAATTTTTTTAAATTTAACACGTCCTCTAGCTTGAAACGTGTCGTAAGAGCTTCAGTCATATTTACTTGTTCAGTACTCCATTCGTACACTTTACCAGCATATACCAAACAATAAGATGGTACAACTATAGTATCTTCTACAAATGCTTTACCTTTGTTAGTTACTCTCCAATGACCGTTTTTGTCAGGATTAACTTCTATAAACTTCCACTTTTCTAAATAAGTATAATCCATAGCAGTCGCTCTTAATCCTAAAAGAGTAAATTCATTTTGTACATGTATATACATGTCACTATTTTTTGTTCTAGCATATATAATAGCTAACGCTCTACACATATTAGAATTCAACTTTCGTTTATAAGCCTTAACCAACTGCCCACAAGCGGGACAGTTAGTTCCAGACTCATAATGTTTACGAAGATGATCCTTGGCTTCAAGAATTGTTTTCATATTCATTAATATTAATAAGTTCAACATTATAATCCTCTTGAGAAGAAGCTATCCATTTCTCTTCTTGACTATTTTCAACATAGATACGATATATAACAGCCTGCTTGTCTTTTTCCCAACGAACAGTACGACCTATTCGTTGTATCATATCTTTAGTTTTGCTTGTTCCACTAGCTATAATAGCCATAGAAATATCAGGTACATTCATACCCTCGTTCAAAGCCTTAGCAGTAGATATTCGTGTTATTGAGTTCCCGCTCTTCAATAAATCTAAGTTTTCAGTTCTTTTCTTTTTAGAAATTTTACTATGAAAACTTACACAATTATCTAATCTATCTGTGACTTTGTCAGCAAATTCAATAGTCTGAGAAAATATAATAGCTTTTTTCTCAAGATTCATATTTGAAATTAAATTAACTGCATCTAACTTAGCGCTAGCATTATATATTATATTTTTACGCTTAGTCATTGCAGCATTACACATATAAGGGTAGGATGAATTTGTATTATCTAATACTTCTCCTTTACCTCTTAAAAATGTATCATATTTGGTTGGGTTCATACATGCAAACATTACTTTTAAATCTTTATTAAAATAAGGAAATAAAGAGTTAAATGTTCTATCTGCTTTTGTATATTCAGATAATTCAGAAGTTGTTAACTTAATTGGCACGTTATATATCTTGAAAGGACTAATCAATCCAAGATCTTCTGCTTCATTAGTTGTAACACTGTGAATAACAGGACATATACCTGATAAAATACGTAATTTGATTTTATCTACATAGGCAGTTAACCCTAATATTTTCTGATATCTGTTGTTAACAAAAAAATTAACATACTTTGGGCTCATATAATTATGAACCTCATCAGCTATTATTAAATTAAATGTATGACCCATCCATTTATATGCGGTTTGTATACAAACACATTTAACACATTGTTCATATACATCACCTTCGTTCCATTTATAAAATTCATCTCTCCAAGATCTATCTCTAATAGTTTCAGTAGGAGTTAATATTAATATCCTAGCATCCATATCAGTTAATCTGGCGATGTAAGCTGCAGCTAGCACACCACATCGTGTTTTACCGGTTCCGGTAGCATACTGCAATGTCCCCCTGCCAAACCACGGCTTACTCCACCATTTATTTAAACCTTGTCTTTGAATTTTATCTTTAGATTCAGATATTTTATTCATTATTTACTCCATTTTTTAGTTATTGTATAATCTACAGTCATATCAAACCCTTTGATAATCTTTTCACCGGCCTTTTTCATTATGTCACATTGTATTTCAGCCCATTCTTTTGCAAAATCATCTCTAACTTCTACACCTATCTCATCATGTACTTGTGTTACCATATAACATGGTAAATTATCTTCAATGATACGACTTCTAATCATTAACATAGCTTGTTTAATCATATCTGCACCAGTACCCTGGATAGGAGTATTTTTAGAAGCACGTTCAATAGCTCCTTTAGTTTTAAAATCTTGAGGTGAATTTTGTATACCTTGATACCATAGAGGAAACCATCTAATTCTTCGAAAAGGTCTAAATGTCCTAATATGTCCATGGTTTACGCCATACGCTCCAAGTTTAGTTAAAAATGATTTTATATTTGGAAATGCACTAAAATATTTTTTTATAAGTATATCAGCTTCATCAACACTAATATTTAATGTATCAGATAGTTTAAATTTACTCATGCCATAAGCTAGACCAAAATTGATAGTCTTAATCATTGTTCTCAATGCTTTTTTATCTCCAGTATGCCATTTATCTCCAAATACTAACTCTGCACAAACTGAATGTAGATCTTCATTATTCTTTCTACATTTAATCCATACAGGATCTTGAGAACCGTAAGCTATAATAGCTAACTCCTGTCCGCTGTAATCAACAGATACAATACTGTATCCATCTCTCGCAGTGAAACAATTCCTAAACTCATTCCTGGCTGGAATGTTTTGCATATTAGGCTTACGATCCTCTTTTGATCCACTAGACACACGTCCAGTGTTTAATACTTGCCAAAAGCTGGTTCTAACCTTACCATCCTTCATGACATATTTAAGAAATGATTTACCATAAGTACTTGATATTTTTTGTTTTTCTTTATATCGTAAGTACTTGGTAATCAGAGGTCTATCTTTAAATTTAGATAATTCAAATGCATTAGTATTATCTAATTTTCTTTTTAGATAGCTCTCCATTACCTTCTTAACTTGAGTTGGAGATGACCACTTAACATTGACTTTTCTTAACTCTTCGGCAGGTGTAAACATATCGAGCTGTAAATAATTAGGCATGAAATCAGTCAATTCATTACTAATTATTTCTTTATCTAATTCAAGCTCAATCTCTCGTACTAATTCATCGTTACTATCTGCATTTGAAAGCCACGAGTCCTGATCAAAACATAGACCATTATATTCTATGTCAGCAAAAGCTAAAGATGCTTTATTCTCTAATACTAAAACATGATTCAATTCAAGCTTGTGTATTTGATCTAATTGTTTCGTCATGATTTGCATGAGAAATTCAACATCTTGCGCGCCATAGCATATCTGCTCGGTTGTAAAAGGTCTCCCTTCTAAACCTATGAACTTATTACGAACTTCCTTGTTAAGTGATACCTCCAGATATCTTTGAGTTAAATGATTAAGACTATAACCATATTTATCCTTACCACAATTTAATACACATTCTGCCAACATAGTGTCATATATGTTATTTAAATTGATATTATAATTTGATTTAATAAATTTATAATCAAATTTAACATTGTGAAATATTTTTACTCTTTCACTATCTTCTAGATAAGGTCTTAATGGTTCGATAGATACAGTTCTAGTATCAATAACATACTGAACTTCATCTGTTCCAATTTGAAACATGATTATCTTTTTTGTTAGAAAGTCTTTACCATTTGTTTCTGTGTCTATAGCAAATACATATTGTCTAGATATATATTCGACACAATCATCTATTGTCCCTAACTCAAAAGGACACAGACTTGTATGTAACGGTTTTTGTTCCGTTATTAAGATTATTTTTCCCATAATTTATTTTTTACTTCTGTGTATTATACACATGCTGGTTTATACTATTCAATAAATAAGATCGTCAGCTTCTCTATGATTATTTATATTATTATTAAGACCAAAGTCTTCAATATAACTAATAACTGACTCTACATATTTTGTTTTATATTCTACATTATTAAATGTAATAGTATCAATATTGTTATCTATTGCATTTTTATGCAACTGTTTCATCTCTGTTAAATCCTCCTGATCTAACAAAGAACACCATTTCATATAACTCATGATACTATTCATTTAAATTACTTGTGAATATGGACCAAAAAGTCCACATAACTATTATAGCCGATACGACTATCACTATTTTTCCAATCATTTTAATCTATTTTATTAATTAATTACTATTTGCCTACAGTATCTGATTAATAATGATTGTCCTGTTTGTAAATGTTGAGATGCTAGGAGTCGAACCTAAAAACACAGTCATGTTTCGAGTAACTAGCACACTCTCTCAATGTATTATACATCAAACATATTCCAACAATGTCATCTCAAACATTTATTTGGTGCTGAATGATGTCTGTTAAACTAATTACTTTAAAGGACCATGTATAGCTTTAATGTATGTACCATTATGGCCATCCCATGCTATTCTACCTTTTTTATGTAATTTAGTTCTCCATTTTAATTCTTTCATACGATCTTTGTAGTCTTCTCGAGACTCACCTGGTTCACGCGTTCCATTCATGTTGATATTGTAAAAAGCTGATTCACTCATTTATTTAAGTTTTTATCTATAAAATTATTTACTAATATACAAAAATAAAAGCCTAATGCTAGCCCTGCAAGAAAACTTATAACAGTTATTTCTGTAATCATATTGTTCCAATTATTAAACATGTGATTGCAGACTTCAAACTATTTATTCTCTCGTCTATTACATTTATATCTTCTTGACTTGCTGTTTTTATAATACTATTCTTTAAAGCTTCAAACTCTACAAGTTTAGCATCTAATACCTTAACAGCATAAGGTAATTCAGTTTTCCTTTTACTAGGATTTTGACTTAAATTCATAAGATATTCATATTTCTTATGAATTTCATCATTTATATTTAATTTCATGATCCCATTTTAATAACATTAATACTACAGCTGTAAATAACAAGGCAGAACCTGCTAAAGCTATGATGTCCAGTTGTTCTGTTATAATTAACTCATAATAGAACATAATCCAGTTAAGACAAGCGCCTAACGCGATTACATAAAAAAATATTCTTTTCATAATTATTTAGTTTTATTATACGCCTGGAATTGTTTTAATAAGGTTTTAAACTTGCGTTTTAATTTCTCTGTATCATATACTTTTCTATATCCAGGCTTATTATAGGTATATTCTACTTCTACAGGAAATACTTCTTCGTAAATATGTCCTTTTTTACTTTCCATATTTAATAATTATTTAATATTAGTTTAACATTCTTTTAACATTAGATATGTATATTACACTTAATGAGAATAGACATAACTAAATATTTATACATTATCTTAATGATAACAGTATTTCTTTTAAGCGTATAAGCCTAGTGATACTTTCGATAATAATGGGTTTAACACTCTAGCTCTTTAGCACTGTGTTAGGTCATCCTTAGGATTACTTTCCCGCGATAAGCTGGCCGGCTTATCTTTATTATCTAATAATATCACTGGCTCATACATAAACACTGACAAGATCAGAGCAGTCCAGAGTTCGCACGCTAATGTATCGTAAATTACATGCTAACTATCATAACCTGGGTTGTCCAAGCTAAGTCTTATGCAAAATAATTTTTCTCGATCATTAGATTAGAAAACAACGTGATGTTTATCGTAAATACCCGTTCGGATAAATAGGATAAACACACTATCTGGTGACGTGCTTTACAAGACCCGTGTACACCAATAAGTGTGTGGTACATAAGGATTTAATCTTATGTCTAATGCAGCCTCACGGCTCAACACTTGTCATTGTTTATATTTTAAAAGAGGAGCTCCCACATGCTTAATATTAAAATTATTATAAAAATCTATTTACATGTACGAATGAGAAAATAAAATCTACTTACATCGAGCACTCCTCTTAAGTTTGAGAAAGAGCTAGGTTGATCAGCATTACCCCAATGCTTCATTTTCACTAACTCAATCTCTTGTATTAAGACTATGTGAACAGGAAATGGTATCAATTCACACAAAGTATAACAGGATGTTAATAATTAAGATACAACCTATTCACATAGTCAATATTATATCTACGGTATACAATCCTTCATTTAGATATAATTATAAGTTGGTAGGACTTAATGAAGAGATAAAAAGAGGCTGACAACAAACAGACAAAAACACTCTTGGAACATATTACTAGTGTCCCTATCCTACCATAGTTTTAATGCTCCTTATACTTATCAATAGAAAAGAATATTCCTACTCCTCTACCACAATCTTTTCTTACTTCATTTAATATTATAACAAAGAAACAGCCTACAAGCATAGATAATTGCATAGATATTAAATCTAGCCATACTGTACCTGTAAACTCTCCTGTCATTATGTAATAAGGGAAATAAAAGAATAAAAAGACTGCACCTGCCATAAAAGCAAATTTAATCAGCGTTTCTAAACAGAAATACAAAGTTTTTTTCATTTTAATTTAATTTAAATAGTTAATACTTTCGCTATAAATATAATGATAGATAATGAGCCGTAGCTATAAAGCCCATTATCTATCAATATACATCCAGCAAGATTATAATCTCTTATTTAGAATGTCATCAAATGCTTTTTCCGATGTAGCATTTGCTTCAACAGTCATAGAAGCTTCTTTCATCTCAGGTATCAATGTATGATCCCAATTTCTATTTACTTCACCTGTTGCAGTATTCAATTCTTCAACTTGAACATTCACATTACTAAATATCATTGCTTTAGTTCCATTATTATCACCATAAATGATAGGACCATCTTTACCAGCTCTTTTACATCTGTTTTCAGGGTCTTCAGCTTGATAGTCATTCATTTCAAATGTTTCTGTAACTTGCAATTTAAACATGTACTTTTTATCACCTATTGCTAAGTGAGCACCTTTAGCACCTACAAATTTACCTTCACCAATTTGTAAATTGTCAAAATCTTCTTGTTTTAATGTAATACCACTATTTTTAGCAATTTCAGTTAATTGTTTAGCTGTAGACAGTACCCATGCACGTCTTGCACCACGTTTAAATCGATTATCATCTAAATTTAATAGTTGTAATGCACTATTGCTATTATTGTTGCTTACATTTAAGATTTCACCAAATTGACCTTGATATTGAGGTTGACCTGTATCTACTCCATCCTTGTGTACATTTCTTACTCGCTGGATAGCTAAAAGGGCACAATCTCCCACATTCATTGTAGGTGTGAATTGATTTATTCTATTTTTCGTATCTTCCATAAGATAATTTGCACGGTTATAACAGTGTGCTCTTCGTTTTTGTAGATTACTATACTTTCGCTATATATATATTAATATTATAGTAATCAGGGTTATGTATAAAATGATTAAAATGTAGGTTTAAACATATACTACCGTAAGAGAATACATTTACTTTCGTAATTATGCTTTCACTCTGTTGGTTAGATTTGTTTTAATGAGACAATCAGGAATATAATTCTTTGTATTCTCTCTTTAGTAGCTATGTTTAATCCCTACTTTAGTAAAGGTCCTTGATCTATAAAAAAAAGACTGCTTAATCAAATGTTCATTTCATATGAGGGTACAATTAAACAGTCATCCCTAACCAAAGAGTAGAACAGTGAGCTAGAAACAGACATTAGAAGCCTGTTTCATAGCTATCTTTTTCAGCATAAAGTTCTTCAATAAGATCTTCATAAGTTAATTCTTTATCATTCATGATCAGTTGGATTTAGTTACCAAAATTTAGTGAAGGTCATAGATCTATTAAAAAAAACACTAATTACCCCGAAGGGGCTGCACTGAGTAAGAGAGTGTGCAGCAACTCCCCAAGCTGTATTGTCTTGCTGGACTTGTAGCTTGCTACTCTAACGCTTACTTCAAGATCACATAGCCATGCTTAGCCATGATATCCTTGATAGCTTTGTGTACTTCTTCACTGTACACTATGAACTCAGTCTTGTTAGCAACAGTTAACTCACCTGTGTTGATGTCAACATCAGTTACAGTTCCTGATTGCTCAAGTACTAAGATCTCACCACCACCATTCTCAGCCTTACGAGTGTAAGGACCACGAACTGTAGTGAAAGCGTTAGATGGAATGTTATTCGCATCCATATCTACTATTTGTACAGTTCATGGATCTATTTAATTTCGACCCACGGGGGGTTTGATTGCGCGTTGGGCCCGGGGGGAGTTGTCATAAATGGTCTGCATCTCTGAATACTTACTATGAAAAAAAATATTAAAAAAATTTTTTTTAAAAAATATTTTATTATATTTGGAATTACTAATATTAAAAATATAGCGAAATGGTAAATTTTATAAACTCATGGAAAAGGGGTAATAAGAAGAATAAAATAGATTTCTGTATAAGATTCGGATATCTTACTATTCTGGAAATTAATATTTGTTTAGATTCAAGTTGTGAAAAAGATTGTAAATGTAAAAGAGCAAGACTTATGTTCATGAACTTTGGAATAGAGATTTAAAAAATAAATAATGGATACATTACATGAAAAAAGAAAAAAAAGAAGGGAAGCCTATAAAAAGTTAACTGAAAAACAACAGAAAGAACTTCATAGTGCTGATAATTATAAAATATGTGATCATCATAATTTTAGAGCAGCTTCTTATGTAAATAGAGAAGAAGCTTTAAAGTTTTTTAATGATAATAATTATAAAGCAGAGTATACAATGGTATTAAAAGATGGTACAAATAGATGGTACTGGACTGTAAGAAATAAAGATTATGTAAAAATAGGATTTATATTAGGCATACCAAGTAAAGATCAGAAGCAAGGAAATCATTCACATAATGATCCATTTAAATCGCAATTTGATTACATGGAAATTAATAAACATGGAGAAGAATTTCTAGAGAAAAAATAGCGGGTTAGAGTAGGGGTTACTCACGGGTCTCATTATCCCGTCTAGGAAGGTTCGAGTCCTTCACCCGCAACTAATATTTAATTAATTAATTTAAAAATAATGTCAAAAACAGAATTAAAAAAAATAAATACGTCAGTTAGACAGGGTAATAGAAACAGTTTAGGTTGTGGTGCTACATATATTACATCAGCTGTTGGATTAGTAAAAGGAGACTGGGTAGCTATACAAGCTGTTACTAATCAAGATGTGATATTAGACGTTGATGGTACAAGCGAAACAGTAGTAGACTGGGACTTTGTTTCAGGGGATTTAACGTTAGAAGCTAGTATACCACTCCAAACATGGTATGGAAATTTTACACAAATAAAAATATCTCAGGGAGGAATATTAGCATATAAGCGTTGTTAATGCATGAAAGATATTATAAAACAATTATCAAAAGACTATGATTTACCTCCGTTTGTAATAGAGAGTATTATTAAATCAGAGTTTAAATTTGTTAAAGAATGTATGGAAACTGATGAATGTGTAAAAATAAGACTACATCATTTTGGAGTTTTTAAAGTTAAACCTAAAAGATTATATATAATAAATGGCGAGACAGAAGGATCATAGAACAAGTCGAGAGACACAATTAATAACCAAATATCAAAATAGCTTAATAAACTATAGGAAATGGCAGGCTATGGAACGTGGTAAAGAAGAACCTGATGCTGGTAAAATAAAAATATGGCAAGCTAAAATAGATTATTATGAAGAAAGAATTGAAAAACTTCCTAAAGAGATGGATCTCCTTAGTAAAACTACTGAAAAAGAAAAAACGCAAATAAAACATTTTTTATATAATATTAATGATTAAGATAATAAAACAATTAGAAAAGTTTAAAGATAATATTGCTAGTAGATTCTTAGTAGAAGTAGCTAATTCTAAAAGAATAAGTAATTTTTCGAAAGAAGTTATAGGAACAAAATTTGATACTAGGAATAAACAGAGTAAGGAATATAAAAAATCTTTTAGGTATTTAACTGATAAAGAAGTAGAAGAATTAAAAAATAAAAAAGATTTAGGTGTAGTTGAGAATAGAGGTAAAGCAAGAAAAAACCAAAAAGCTCAAAGGTATTTAGATCGTAAAAATAGATAGGTATGATAGAATTTATAAAACATATGTTAGGAATATGTGGAGAATCCCATCCTAATTTAATAACAATTACTCTTGTATTAGGAGTATTAATATATGCAATTAAAAAATTATGGCGTCATTATTCGATCTAAGAGATGGTCAGGTTGTATTAAATGCGGAATCACTAGCTATACCGATATTTAATAAAATTTGGAAAAGAGATAAAAGTAAAGATAAAGAAAAAGCAAATAGAGAAATTGCTTATATTTATTTTATGTGTGATTTTAATAGCCCTTACATGGCTTATCCTAATACTAAAAGAAGAGAAGTTGTACTAACTGATTTTATGAGGGATGTAAAATGGAAGGAAGATAAAGAGATAGAAGATGCTATGAGTAAGTATCTAGAATTTCAAGAAACTCATACTATGAGATTAATGAAGGCTGCTAGAGGAGCTGCAGATAAATTAGCTTCTTATTTTGAACATATCGATTTTAGAGAGATGGGAGAAAATGGTAAGCCTTTATACAATGCTAAAGATGTAGCAATCAATTTAGAAAAGGTTGGAAGCATTGTTGAAAGTTTAGATAAACTAGAAAATAAAATAAAGAAAGAAATTAAGAGCGATTCACGTGTCCGAGGTGGCGGTGATATCGGATTATATGAACGTTAAAATTAATTGTTATGGGATGCGGATGCAATAAAAATAAAAAATCAAATCAAACTCCTGCTAATAAGCCTTTTATTCCAGAGAATGGTGGTAAAATGCCTAGTTTGGCTAAAAGGGCTTTTTCATTTGCTAAATCAGCTACTGAATATGTTAGGAGCGGTATGGAAAATGTTTCAGAAACACAGTATGAAACTAGATTGAAGATATGTGAAGTATGTCCTTTTAGAAAAGATACTCAATGCACAAAGTGCGGATGTTATATAGAACTAAAAGCAAAATGGGCTACTTCAACATGTCCTGATAATAGATGGCCATTGACTTTAGCAAATCAAAAAAATAAATAATATGGCAATAACAAGAAAAATATTAAAAGATAAATATCATTTTAAATCTATAAAAGATAATAAAAAGGTATTAGTACGCAAAATAGGCGGAGCAGAAACTTTAGATCTTCATGGTAGTGCTCTATGTTTTAGAGGTGAAGTAATGATGACTTTGGAATGCATGTCGATCAAAAGTTTTGAGGGTTATTTGGAAAAATTAATTAGAAGTATAAAAAAGAGAAATGAAATTAAAAGTAATAAGAATAAGCAGTGAGGCGGACTCAACATCGGGAGTGTTGTTTGATGTTACGGATCCTGATAATAAAAAATTTTTAGCATATACATTAGAAGATGAATATAGAGATGCAAAGAACGAAAAAGTCATGCACGAGACAAGAATCCCGGCTGGCGAATATAAAATCATACTTAGGAAAATTGGTAGAATACATGAAAATTACAGTAAGCGTTTTGCTGATATTCATAAAGGTACTCTTCATGTTATTGACGTTCCTAACTTTAAGTATATCCTTATTCATTGTGGTAATACTGATGAACACACGAGTGGGTGTTTACTTGTGGGGGACACCCAGAAAAACAACCAAGTCGAGAAGAACGGTTTTATAGGCAGTTCTTCTAAGAACTATGCTAGAATTTATCCTCCTATTGCGGCTGCTTTAGAAGCGGGGGAGGAAGTTACAATTAAATATGTAGATTATGCGTGAGAAATACGATCATGAAATATTAGCAGAAGCAATGAATTATGCTTATTTAATTGTAACAGGCAAAGCTTCATTCGAAGATCTTGTAGATAAAGAGGATGAAATTATGTTACCGTATAATATATTGGCAGAAGAAGATGTAAATTTTGAAATACTTATTGAATATTTTGAAGGAGAAGAAGAGTATGAAAAATGTGCAGAGTTATTAAATATTAAAGAATCAGTTAATGTCTAAAAGAACTATATCATCATTCATAGAAAAAACGAGAACAAAAAGAAAAGGTATACATGCAAAATCTAAATCTTCGAAAAACAAAAGTAGTGTAAATTATGTAAAAAAATATAACAGACAAGGAAGATAATGAAAAATATAATTATTATAATGTTATTTTGTGCAAGTGTTTTATCTGCACAAAATAACTTTTTTAAATATTCTACTTTCTATACATCAATGTCAATGGGAACATCGATGACGGAAAGACAAGATTATATAGCAGTAAATAAAGGTTACGAAGAAGTAACAGATGTTAATCCCTATGACTATAATCTAACTATAGGGCTCAGAAAAATAGCAAGATTTGATTATGAATATAAAGTTAAAACGTGGTATTATGGTACTGAAGACAATGTTGCAGATAATGTTACTATTGGTAATGCTGTTGGTTGGGAGTATCTATTTAATTATTCATTTATACGTAATCGTGGTGAGTCATTTACTGATCAGAATTATTGGTTACGATATCTTGGAAATAGGTTCGTAACAAAGATTCAATATACAGATAATCAAAGAGTAGATTTACAATATACTTCTTTTGATCTAAGATATAGAGCAACAAAAGGAAATTGGGATTTTACAATGGGAACTGTGATGAGAATACATCCAGTATACGGGATAACCCCCATTGAAGATTTTTGGATACCTGGAGAAGAAACTTTCCAGGATCTAGCAGAAGAATTCGGCTATTCACCCGAAATGTGGATCCAAGGTAGTTATGTCAACCAAAACTGGTATGATGTAAGTGGTGGAGACTCATTATTGATCGCTACCTCCAATGATGAATTTTTCCACCACTACTTTGGTGACGCTGTAGCTGAATTTAATGAAAGGGAGCTTGAGAAGTTGGGTATGCAAAAAGAAATATCTATGGTTTTTGGAATGGCTTATTATAAACATACACCTAATTTTTGGTTACATACTTGGGTTAATTGTTTACCATTTCATGTAGGACTTGATGATTATTCATATGATTATGATACTGAATATGAATGGTTTGAATGGGATGCAGGAGTAGTTCTTGGTGCTAGAGTTACAAAAAATTTAGGTATATTTGTAGAAGGCACCCATCAAAAGTACTGGGGTAAACCAGTTTTTGATGTTAAATTTGGGTTTAACTATTTAATATTTTAAAGAATGAAAAAGATTTTATATATATTATTTGTGTTTATTGGCTCGGTTGTCAATGCACAAGGATACG